GGGGCATGCCCGCCGCTGTGTGGGCACTCCTGTTACCACTTCTGACCTGCGCGTGATCTTGTAATGTCCCTTGCATGGCAAGCAAGGGGGGAGCCCGATGGAAAGCACTGTTGGCATTCCTGGGCGGATTCATCGGAGTATTCGCGCTCGTGATCGCATGCACGGTGGGCGTCGCGGGCAAGTCGAGTGAGCCCTCGGGAATCCCCGATAACCCGACTTCTCGGGTGGTGATGCCAAGCCGGCCGTCCGGCACAGCTGCGACCCCAACGCACATCCCCGCGCAGGGCGCGGTATGCAAAGAGGCCCCTGCGCGAATCGTTGACATCATCGATGCGCAGTTCACCAACGGTGAGCATCTTGCGCACGCTCAGTCGGTCGACGGAACGCACGCCGAGACTTTCGTGGGCGGCAACATCTTTCGGGGAGATCTAAAGGTCTCCAGCCAGGACACGTGGGTACTTCACAACGGTGTGGTGTATTCGCTCACCTCTGATGCCCGGCGTCACTCGATGCTGAGGGACGGTCGCAACATCGCGACCGACTGGTCCGATTTCAGTGCAGTGGTCGGCGAATGCGTCGGCCGACTTGAACGCGCAGCCAACCAAGGAAGTTAGCCCTAACGACGAATAGCGCCCCTCACCGGGTCGGGGTGAGGGGCGCTATTTCGTTGGGCTGCAATCAATGCGGCCAGCGCTCGATCAGCTCTCGGATGTGCTGGTCTGCCCTCCCGCGCTCGGTGCGTTCGGTACGCATTTCCTCGCGCAGGCCTCCGATGTCGCGGGCCTGCTGGCCCTGTTGTTCCTCGATTCGCTTGATCCCCTTGAGAATTTCGTCGAGATCAACCCGCATGTTGGTCTCATGGTCGTTCTCGGTCTGCTCACGGATGGCTCCGGTATCGGCGGCGATAGCGCCCAGCTTCTTGCGGTGCGCGAACGTGGCCGTGGCCCAGGCCACCGCGACCGATCCGCAGATCGGGGCGAGTAGCGCCATCGTGAGTGCCGCGAACTGCTTTGGGGTATCGATGCTGCTGACATCCACCATTTCGGTCAGCAGGCTCACCGGCCGCTGCCCGCCACGAGCTTGAACAGGCTGGACGGTACGACCGCCTTGGTGGCCGAGGCGGTACCGGATCGGCCCAGCTTGATCGATGCCGCAGAGAAGATGAGCGATACCGCCAGCGTCCCGGCGCCGACATTGATACCGCTCTGCCAATCGATCTCGGTCAGGGCTGCGTTCACTGCGGCGTCGGCCAGGTTGGCGCCGACGATGAAGCCACCCGCGAACGTCTTGATGGCGCGCTCGGCAGCGTCAACGGCGGCGTCTTTGAGCCAGGGCGGGATGGTGATGTGCATGACGGGTCCTCTCGGCGGTTGGGTTGTGGATAACTGCGTTTGGGCAGTTCAGGGGGAGTTTTTTCGATGGCGCCATGGATAGGGAGCGCTACGGTGTGGGGAGTCCCTGCGCGCTCTCCTCGCGCGGGGGCGGACTGATCTACGCGGCTATGGCGGGGGTGCGGCTGGCCCAGTCGCGCACGTGCTGGATGGCGAGGCCGAGATAGGTTTGGCCGGGCCAGACCTCGCGGTATTCGTATTGAATATGCGCGGCGGTCGGTGGGCTGGTGGTGACGAAACGCAGCGCGATCAAGGCGGCCTGCGCCGCGGCCGCGGGCCCGGTGAGCTTGTTGATATCGCCCCAGCCGAGTAGTCCCTGTAGACCGCCGAGCACCATGGGTAGGCCGAGCGCGGCGATACCGTTGGGGCCACCAGTGAGCGCGCCGAATATGGCGGGCAGCTCGACACCCAATGCCTTGGCGGCGATTTCGGGGATTTTGGGCAGGATGGCACCAGCGGCCCCGAGTGGGTCAGTGATCTGGAATGCGGTCACCATGTCGAAACAGTCGTCCATGATGTCCCCGACCACCCCGAGGGGGATGTTGCCGTACATGTCGCCAGGGTCGGTGAGCCAGCAGTGCCGGTAGTCAGTGACATCGCCGAACCGCCACGATGAAATACCCTGTCCCGCCAGGATTGGGCCGCCGTAGTAGCTGCCACCGTGGGGCCGGGTGGGGTCACCAAAGCTGAATGAGCACAGGTAGTTGTCCGGGTAGTGCTCGGCCAGCCACGCGCGGAACCGGGCGCCCGCGACCGCGCCGGCCGAGTATCCGCCGATGACAACCTTGATGTTGGGGTTGGCGCGGTAGCGCTCGGCGAAGATGCGTTGTGCGTCGGCCACGGCGATGTCGACGGCCTTGGCCATCGAAATGTCGTTGATGCTGCCCGCGGCGCCGACCGGGAGTCCGCCCATGGTTGCGGCGAATTCGGGGTGCACTTCCTCAACGAGGTTGGCCACGGCCTGCATGACGCGAGATACGTAGTCTTGGCCGATGACTCCTCCGGTGCCCCGGAACATTAGGCCCAGGTGGCGGTTGGCGGGCGGGGCCGGGGGCGCAATGCCCAGCGCGCGTAGGTCATCATCGGACACCTGCCCGGTGGGGATCTGGCCGGTGCGGCGCTGATATTCGGCGGCCCACAGGGCAGCGCGCGGCCCGAACTCGTCGGTGTCGCGGGGCAGCGGCCCCAGCAGCCGGGTGTACAGCGGCCCAAACCAGTCGTTCATCACGGCCCGCCACTGACGGACCGTTTCATTGCAGTCTCCGATGCGGATCACTTGGACCACACCTTGTCGCGCAGCGTCATACCCTTCGATGCCCAGTCAGGATGTCCTGGCCCGAGTTGTTCGGCGATGTATTCAAGTAGCTTGCGGTCGGGAGCTTCTTGGACGAATTGCTGGTGTAGCACAATAGGATCGACCGCCGGGGGCTGCGCGGGCGCGTAGATGCCGAGGTATCCGGCGCGCAGCTTGGCGGCGAACGCGTCATTGCGCTTGTCGCCCTCGGGCCAGGCCATCTGGTAGTGCATCTCGTCGGGGCGCGACCAGTCGCGGCCCCAGAACACCGAGCCCTCGAACAGCGCCAGGCCCTTGCGGACCTTGGCCTGCGTGGCGGCATCCATCGTGTACCGCTGCCAGGGGTACTTGGGTGCCATCACGTCAACAGCGGTGCCTGCCAGGTGATTACTGTTGGCGACATCGTTTGTGGCCGACCAGCCCCACACGGGCGAGGTGATCTCTTCGACGTTGCGGTCATACCAGTACAGCCAGGCGCCCAGGATGGTCAGCGGGGCGCCCTTGCGCAGCGGTGCGGTATCGACGAGGTACAGCTCGTCGATGCGTACGATGTCGCATTCGTCCCGGTTGCACATACGCCAACCGTTCTCGGACACCGTATTGCCTTATGCGGTGCGGAAACTCATCGGGTGTACTTCCTTTCGATGCGGGGGTCGATCTCTTGGGCGTAGGAGGACAGGCGGTCGGATGCCCACCAGCCCAGCCGGAATGAGATGGCGGCAAGTGCGGAGTAGAAGGCCGAGTGCTTGAGAAGCTGGCGGGCCATGACTACACCCCCCAGAACTTGAATGTTGGTGTGACATCGACTTGTAACGGCTGCGATCCGTCGTTGACGGTCAGGGAGACCGGTAGTGCCTCGGTGCGCAGCAGGGTCGCGCCGTTGAACACGCCGTACCGGTTGATCACCGTGCCGTTGGCCACGGTGCCGCCAGGTACCGAGATGGTTACCAGCGAGCCGGTGGATGATGCCTTGTCGATGCCGGATTCGGTGACATCGACTGGGGTGGCCCAGGTGGTGTCGGCGTAGGCGGTGCCTACCCGGGTGGAACCGGCGAATAGCCCGATTCGGTTGCCGAGTGCGGTGATTGCGGCGCAGCAGGCGCGTCGGTGCGGTGCTTGGTATTCGGACATGCGGGGGCCTTTCTGTTGGTTACGGGGTTTCCCAGGTGGTCCATCCGCTGATGCGCGGGGTGTATCCCAGCGCGACGTTGCGGGGTGATTCGGTCGTCCATTGGTGGTCTCTGTAGGGGGCGATGACGGATTTCAGGTAGGCGCATCCGAGTTGGCCCTCGATCATCAGGCCACCGAAGGGCTGGTAATCGCCTGTGATGACGTAGGTTTCGTTGACCTGGTACCAGAGGTAGCCCTCGGTGTTGGCCGGAAGGCTGCCGTCGTCAAAGTCCCAGATGGTGGTGTTGAGCTTGGGGACGTATTGCAGGAGGCATTCGCCGACGTTCGGGTCGTGTGGGGCCGCGTCGAGGTAGTAGTTTCCGTTGATCAGTCCGATTGCGCCGTCGTTCATGTAGATGTCGAAATAGGAGGTTTCGCGTCTGCTGTAGAAGTGGATTCGGAATGAGTAGTTGTCGATGTCGTTGGGGTTGGCCATGTTTGGGTGATCCCTCCTGCGGTTACTGGTATGCGCGGCACCAGGCGCCGCCGACGCCGCCGACGCCGCCGGGGCCGCCGAAGTTGGCACCGCCGGCACCGGCACCGCCGGGCGCGTAGCCCGTTCCGCCATCGGAGGTTTGCGTGGCACCACCCGGGTAGGTCACGCCGTTGTAGGTCTTGTCGCCCGGGCCGGGGCCGTCGTTGGCGTTGATGCCGGTGGGGTGCTGCGGGCCACCAGCGCCGCCAGCAGCGGACAGGCCCGCCCACCCGTCGCCGATAGCGGTGGTTGCCGCACCTGGGCCGCCCGCGGTTCCGGCGAAACCGCCGCTACCCTTTGCGCCGCCTGCGCCGATGACGAATGTCAGGGTTGTTGTGGTCCAGGGAATGTGGATGCCGCGCTCCAAAGTGGTGGTGGCCCAGGTTCCCGGGCTGCCGGGGAAGCCGCCGAGTAGGTAGAACGTGCCCGAGCTCGCACCGCCGCCGCCAGCGCCGACCAGCGCCAGATCGAGATAGCGGCACCACACCGGGATCGGGACCACGGTCGTGCCGACTGCGGTGATCGCGGTCAGCGCTGCCGGTTGCGGACTGAACCGGGCGGTGGCGGTATCGGCCCCGATGGCTTGACTGGCGCTGGAGGGAAGCCGAACCCGCGACAGCACCGCGATATCGGCGGCCGTGGCGGCACCGACGGCGGCCCCGCGGGGGAGCATCTGCGCCATCTCGGCGGCCACGGCCGAATCAGTGGCGCGCACACCGGAGCGGGCCGAGTCGGCACCTATCCCGGCGTCTCGTGCAGCCACGCGCAGCTTCGCCCGCGCCAGGTCGGCGCCCCGGCCGGCATCACTGGCGCGTAGGCCCACTCCTGCGACGGCGAGGTCTGCGCTAACACCCTGATCGATGCCCGTGTGGGCCACCCGCAGCAGATGGGCCAGATCGGCGCCGACTGCCGAGTCCGCGACAGTGACCCGTGGCATCCAGACCCACTTGCCCATGGATGGCGGCGAGGGCGGATCGGGCTTGGTCGACCACCTACTCGATTGCCCCGAGGGCGCAGACGGATTGGTGGACCAGGGCATCAGACCGCCTTGATCGCGGCGTACCCCGCGGCACCCCAGCCGCCGGTACCGGCGCTGCCCCCGGTACCACCGGCACCGCCCGCGCCGCCGCCGCCGGGCCCGTTGCCCGGGGCTCCGTTGGCCGCACCTACCGACGCGCTGGGCGGGGTGTTCTGCCCGCCCTTGAACAGGCGCGCGGAGAACCCAAGATCGCCGGGGCCGTAGCCCACCGAGTCGCGGTTGTAGAAGCTGCCATAGGCCAGGCGCCCCAGTCGGCCACCAGCGCAGCGCAGAATTTCGCTGTTGTCGGTGCCGTTGCGGAACACGATGTCGTGGCCCGGCTTGCCGTCGGTCTCCTTGCTGCCGGGCTCGCCGCCAATACCTGTGGGTGAACCCACACGCTCGGACTGCACCGTGATCTGAGTGACGGACACCGGGATGTCGACGCCGCGCTCCAGCCGTAGCGAGTTCCAGGAACCGCCGCCGCCACCCTCGCCGGGCTTGTTCCAGCCGCCGTCACCGCCGCCGCCCCCACCACCGCCACCGCAGCCCGCCAGGTACAGCACGGTGCTGGCGCTGGGGATGTCGTAGACGGACAGGGGCAGGTTCGCCCCGGTGGGTGAGTACTCGGTCCATTGATCTGCCAAGTTGGTCGACTCGCCCAGGGCGCCCCATACCGGCGTGAATTCCACGTGCCCGCCCACCAGGGTGGGCAGGGAGGTGTAGCCGGTGCCGCCGTCCTGGGTGAAGAACAGGGGGATGTTCTGCACGACTTCCAGCACGGTCGGCATGGCCGGTGTGGTGTAGAGGCCCTGCGGGTTGCCGACCTGCAGCACACCGATGAACGCGGTGTGGCCCTTGGGCACCGTCAATCCCGGCGACGGAATTGTCAGAGCTTGCACGCGGCTGGTGCCCGATAGCCGTGCCTTGACGTTCCCGAGGTCGACGGCCTTCTGAATTTGCAGCGACTCATTGATCCGGTACACGCCCACGTAGCACTGCGTCATGCCATTGCCGGTGATGGCGAATTTCACGGTTCGATACGTGCGCTCAACACCCGGCGTGATGGGGATGAACACCAGCTTTTGGTCGGCCGGCACGAATGTCGACTGTGCATTGATGATGGGGAACGACACATCGTCGTTGATGCCTGTGGACATCCAGCGAGGGGTCAGTCGTGGCAGGTTCACAACGTCGGTGGCGTACACCGCGGCCGCGTACGCGTCATCGGCCTTCTTCTTGAGGGCAGCGGTCGCGGTGGAAACATCGACAGGACCCCTGCCGCTAGATCCGTCCCCAAATACCGCGTTCCATAAGTTGTTCCACGTGTCCTTGAGGTCTTCTCCGATGTCGGTGCTGCCGATCGGGCTGTGCACCTTGGCCGGGGGCAGCTTCGGGATATTGCCCAACCCGAGTAGCCCGATGATTTCCTCGGCGGTGATCTTGCCGTCGGCGGTGATCGCGGCGAATCGCTGCTCGAAATCGTCGATGTCCGAATTGGCTTTGCCGCCAAGGGTGTCAAAGAACGATCTCCACTTGCCGAGCAGCGGCCCGAGGTTCGACATGACCGAGGTGACGTTAGAGAAGTGGATGCGGCCGCCGCTGGCGCCCTCGGTGACCACCAGGGTCACTGTCGCGGACTTGACCGATCCGTCGGTCGGCACCGTCCACGAGCCAGTCAGGCTGGCACGTATCCAGGACGAATCCGCGGCCACGGGCTGAATTTTCTTGATGACGATATCGGGGAGCTTGGTGCCATCGGTGGCAAACGGGGTGATGCACAACCGGATCGGATTGGACCCCGCTGCAGCCGAGACGCCTTGCCACATCGCCGATGCGGAGATGTCCACCGCCTGGCCGGCAGCTACGTTGAACGGGTCTTTGATGCTGATCGCATGCAGCTGGCCATCGGCGTTGAGGTAGATCGACTTGCCCGACAGGTGCCCGTTCTGGGCGGCGTCGAATCGCCAGTACGGGTTGTCCTCGACCATCTTCGGGTCGGTGAATCCGCCAGCGCCGCCCAGTAGGTCGTGGGCCACATCAGCCACCCACGACGCCGGTATAACGCCCTTGAGGAACTGGCCCGCCACCTTGGCGATAGCAGTCAGGATCGATTCGGGGTGGGCCAGATCGATGCCAGCCAGGGCGTTGCGGATACCGAGGGCCCATGTCCCTAAATCATTTTCGTCGCCGTCCTCGATCCCGGTCAGCAGCTCGACCAGATCGCCGAGACCAGGTTTGTCTTTGGCCCACTCGCGCAGCTGATCAAACGAACCCACACCGGGAATGAGGTGCCCCATGACCGCGAGCACCACGCGACCGAGGAACTGCTCAATGAACCCCTTGCCGAACTCCTGGAGCTCTTGGGCTGTGAACGGCCTCGTGAGACCGCCACCCTGCTCGCGGTGTACCGGGGCCGAGGGGACATCTCTTGCCCAATCGGGGATCTCGGGCAGGTTGTCGCTCACAGCGGCCAGGCCTCTATGTTGAAGTGCGACATCGCGGCGGTGGCGGTGTACGTCGATGTGCCAGTTTGGCGCTCGCACCGGATGTGTACGGTGGCCGAGGTGCCAGCGGGAATGGTGTCGTAGTCGTCGGTGGTGCTGCCGGGGCCGATGGGCTTGCCCGGTGAGAACGCCAGCCGATCAGTCTGGGCGATGCCCACGCAGCGGCCCACGATGTTGCCGTTGGCCTCGCCGTTGATCCGGGCCAGCAGATTCACGCGCACGTCGGCCGCTTCGCCGGTAACGACCGTTTGGCCTTGCGCGCGGATACGCCGAGGCCACGGGCGGGGAGGGATGTCGATCGCGGCCATAGTCCCGTTCGCGTTGCCCGTACCGATGTTCTTGATCTCGCCCGGGTAGAACACCTCGGCAACCTTTTGCGGCACAAGCTCAAAACCGAGCAGGTCGGTTTTGACGGCCGGAATCCACCCCGCCTTGGGATTAGTCGACAGGTCCAGCGGATTCCAGCGTGTCGCGCCGTCTTTACCGGTCTTGCCGGTGTGTAGCGCCAGGTGCATCTTCCACCTGCCGGGCGTGTTGTCCGTTGGGGGAGTAATGAGTTCGAAAAATGCTGAATCGGGTGTCGCGTCTTCGGGGGCCAGTGGTGTCAGGTCGATCTTCTCGTCGAACTCGGCGTGCTTTCCGGGCGGGCCCTGCTCGACCCCGGACACCCCTCCCATGATTCCGCCGTCTTCGCGCAGCAGCACGTGCGCCACCCCGGTGCCGTCGACCGGGACCAGGGTGTAGCCCTGTCCCTGGTAGTAGCGTGCGCCGTTGAAATCGACGATAGGCCAAGCCATGTGGGTTACCTCCGGTTAGGACTGGGGGGCCAGTGTGATGACGTTGATGGCTTCGAATGCGCCAGTGATGAAGCGTTGAATCCTGCCCAAGGGGGCCTCGTCGCGGCGGCCGTCACCGAGCTGCACCAAGGTGGTCTGCTCGGTGGGGGTGATGCGCCACATGGTGTTTTCGATGTAGTCGGTGATCATCTTGGTTCGGCGGTGATACACCAGCGACATCAGGCCGCCCTCGAAAATGTCTCGGCCCAAGGCATATTGGTCACCGTTGCGGAAAGTGACCTGCGCCGTGGTAGCACCTTGGGCATCGAAAATCGCGTTGATGAACGCGAACATGGTTTCGATGTTGTACGGGGCGCTGGCGGTCGGGTAGAACCGCTCGATCGCCGGATGAAAAGGGCCCACCTCGTCGCGGACCTGGTACACCTGGACCATCTGGAACGCCAGGAAGCTGTTGTTCAGGAATCCCGAGAGCAGATCCGACGGGATGCCGGAGAACCCGACCACGATCATCAGCGAATCGATCAACCATGCGAAGGTGGCATTCATTAAGTCGTTCAACCACTTTGGAGAACGGCCGCCGATGATGTGTTGCCAGCCCTCGGGGGTGTGGTCGGCGATTTCGCAGTTGATGATGTTGGAGTCCTCGCCCTCTTCGGGGGCGACGACGTAGGCGTAGGGCTGCTCGAAATCGACACCGAGCTTGGGGGCGTAGAACACCCCGTTCATACCGGGTACCTGCTGGATGACTGGCTTGAAGATGTCACCGAGTGATCCGCCGAGGTCGATCACCGTCTTGATCACCGAATCGGCAACGGTTTTGGTGGGCCCCGAGATCTGCTGGCGGTCCCGGGTGGAAAACACGTAGGTGGGCGAATCGAGGTTGGCCCACTTGTCCGGTTGCGGGTCACCCGGGCGCCACAGGTCCATGCGGGTGTCCACACCGTAGGCGCGGGTGACATCCTTGATGACCGTTCCGCAGGTTTCCATGCGAACGGTCTTGGCGCACATGGGCGATGTGTCCAGGAACGGGTTGGTGCGCTGCACATAGGTGGGGGTGCGCAGCATCTTGCCGAAGGTCTGCACCGAGAGCTTGTCGCGCTTGAGGGCTTGCAAGATGGTGCCCATCCATGCCCGGATGTCGCCGTTGAGTGACAGGCCGTTGTTGACGAACTCCAGCCACCCGGACTGGATGCGCAGCGCGCATTCGGCGACCATGTTCTCCACGCAGGTCTGTAGCGCCCAGATGAAGATTGCGTGCGAAATGGGCTGGGCGGCAAGGGGAAGCCACCACGTCGGCCAGATCACGTAGTAGTTCAGGATGTCCCAAATGCCGCGCATCTCGACATTGCCTGTCCACGCGCCCTTTTCGTAGCGGTAGCGGTGAACCTTGGTGTAGAAGTTCTGTCGGCTGCCGGCGGTCTCCATCTCGACCCCGACCAGGGTGTTGCGGCAGTCCATGAACATCTGGATCAGTGGCGAGCTGCCCTTGAGCATCAGCTTTCCGGTGGGGCAGTCGTTGCGCGGCCGGGCGCCCGAACCCTCCATCAGGTCAGAGCCCACCGAGGCCATCGGGGTCCACATCTTGTCGCAGACGGTGAACCGATAGCTGGTGTCGACCTTCGAGTTTTTCTCGGTCAGGGCGCGGGCGGTGGTGGCGATCCGCGCGATATCGCCCGAGCGCTTGGCGGCCTCCCAGCGCTGCTCATCGGATATGGGCATCACGAGATGGCCCCTGGATCGCAGGGGCGCAACGCATTGCGCATTAGAGCGGGTATCTCCGTCGCGGCGTGCCCGAGGCGATGATCTTGGAGTCGGCGTTGCCGCCCTCGATCGAGACCTTCACGAAATACGGCTGCGCGGGATTGCCCGGTGATTTCGGTGGTATCGCCGCGTTCTTGGAGAAGCGGCCCTTGAGGTACTTGTACAGCGGGCCTTGCGGCGGGGTGATGCCGAACTGCGACTTGATCTGATCGGCGAACGCCGTACCGTTCATGCCCGCAAAGCTCATGAACTTCTCGATCGCCTCCTGGAACAAATCGAGTTCCTGCGGTGAGGGCGGCACCGAGGTTAGGTCTTTCACCAAGGTGGTGTGCACGCGCGGATCGGTGCGCAAAAACACCACCTGATTGGGTAGCAGCGGCCCGAATTCGACATATTGGTCCGAGCCGGGCCCGTCGTAGATTTTGACCTTGGTGAACGGCCCGAACAGCACGTAGTCGTCGTACATGTCCTGATCACCGATGTTGATGCGCTTGAGGAACCCGGTTTGCGCCACGGCAGCGTTATCGCCCGCGGCCAGCTTGCGGATAGCGGACGGCGTTGCCTGGCTGATCACCGCACCGGCAGCGAACATGCCGTTGCCGACGCCCCGATGCGCTGCCCCCAGAGGCGAGCCCGTGCCGGTTTCGGTGACCGACAAGATCTCCATGTCGTTGCGCAGCACGCGGAACGTGCGCGGGTGATCCTCGGTGCCGCACACCAGTGTGAACTTCTCGCCCGGCAGCGGCCCGATGGGGATGGCCAGCGGCCAGCTGCGCAAGGTGGTCTCAACGAAGTTGATCGTGTAGTACAGGCGCAGGTATCCGGCGCCGTACTCGACGAACACCCCGTCGCCCGCCCAGCTGCCGTCAGGATTGCGGTTCATGCGCGCGCCCAGGATGTTTCGGCCCGAGTCGGGCACCGACCACTCCTGAAATCCCCCGTGCACCTGGGAGACGACCTGGTTATCGGTATCGGTGTCGAAATCCGGCCAGGGCCCGTTGATGACCCGGCGCCACTGGGTGCCAAACCCGTGTTCGGGGTCGTCCCACCAACGCATTTGGTCGTTGTAGGAGGTGCAGAAACCGCCGCCGGGGCCGCTGTAGCGCTGCGGAACCGCGCCGAGATCCTTGGTTTGGCGATGATCGACCGCGAACGTGTCGGTCATCGCGTCGTAGGTGAACGCGAACGAGTCCGCATGGTCGAACGACTTCCACGTGCCGGTATCGGCCTGCAGCCGCAACGTCGCCTTCTGCGAGGTGCCCTTGCGCATAGCCGAAACCGGATCGGGTTGCCCGCCTTGGAACCAGCGCACGTCAGCCCACCAATACCCGGCATCGTGATCGAAAAAGTCCAGCCGGGAACACTTGATGGCATCCAGCGAATCGATCAGATGCCGATAGACCCGGCGCGTGCGCGCGGCGTTGCGGCCCCGGCACTTGACCGTGAGCTTGACCTCGACAGGATCCAAAAACGCGTCGATATGGTGAACGCCATCCTCGGTCGCACCCTTCTGGGTGACGTGCTTCCACGGTGCGATCAGGCCTTCGAGGTCGATCAAATGCACCGCTTCTGGCGCCGTGTACGGGTCGGGAATCGCGTACCCGCCGATCATGAACATCTCGACCGACCCGTCAAAGGCGGTCAGGCGCATCATGGGCTTTTCGCCGTTGACGAGGTGATACCAGCCATGGGGTGTGACGGGGTTGGCCGGATAGCGGATCGTCACGGTCACATCCCCGGCCCGGAGTTGCGGGCCTGCTGATGGAACGCGATATCGCGGCCGGTGCCGTCCTCAGTGGCGCGGTTGTTGGTGACGTGAATGTTGGTGTCGCCCGCCTTGACTGGGCCACCTTGGGCGTTCGGGTCGCCCTGATTCGGATTTGGTGGCGCGGTCGCCTTGCCGGCCACGTTCGGGATCGCCGGGGCAGCACCAGCGACACCGCCGAGGATCTTGGTCAGCCAGCTCTTGTTGGCCAGCTCCGAGCCCGCGGTCGGCAGCACCGTATCCATCAAGCCCTGCACCCCGATACCTGCGGCCTGCGCACCGAACTGAATTGCCCTGTTGGCCAGCTTGATTCCGGTCTGCGCCGCCTGCCCGGCACCCGGGGCGAAGATGTCGGCCGCCGAGGCGGCCATCCCGATCGCGGTATCGATGGTGCCGCCGGGAGTGATACCGACCCCGCCTGCACCCGAACCGGTCGCCGGTTCCACACCACCAATGCGCGTCGATGACGGGCTCCACGCCTGCGCAGGCCCGGTAGCCCCACCCCACCCGCCAGCGGCCGGAACACCCGGCGTCAGGGCAGGATTGGTCAAGCCCGGGTTGGTCAGGGCGCTATCGGCAAGGGGCGCATAACCGGGGGACGGGGGCGGAATCGGGGTAGGTGCAACACCTACCGAGGGCGCGACCGGGCTGTAGCCGCCGGTGGTGGGCCGGTAGTAGTGCGACGTGAATGCCGGATCGTCGGCGCCGGTTCCGCCAATGCCGCGACGCGCCGCCATCTCATCGCTGCCCCAGTTGATGTTGGTGCCGCCCGGTAGCGTGGCTTGCATATGCTGCGGGTTGAAGCCGACCCGGAAGTCCCCCGGCCCACCCATACCTGGCACAAATCCGCGTTGTGTGAGCCATTCGGCGGCGTTACCGGTCCACATCGAGGCCCCAGCGGTGGGGCGACCATCCATCAGGTTGACCAGATCCTCGACCGCCGACGAGCAATCAGCCAGCCCCTTGGTCAGGTCGCCGCGCTCTTCTTGGGTGTAGCGGCCTGCGGGCACACGCGCCAACAGCGCCGCATCGCCTGCGTAGGCACCCATGCCGCCGCCGAGGGCCGCGGGCCCAACACCCTGCGGCCCGTAGGCCGAGCTGGCGCCTAGGCCGGTGTACTGCGGCCCAAACACGCCCTGGGCGGCCAGGATACCCATCGCGCCGTATCCGCCCTTGGACGGGTTGAGCTGGCTGACCGCGCCGAGCTGGCCAAGAATCGGGGCCGCCGCCATATTGGCCGCGAACCTGACCAAGTTCTCGGCCAGCCCCGGCAGGCCCTTCGAGATGCCGAAATCCTTGTCCAGTGCCGCACCGATCTGGCCCATGCCGTCGGCCAGACCCTGCGTCGCACCCTCCAGTTTCTTCCACGTACCTTGCTGTGCCTCGGCCAGTTTCATCTGCGCCGAAACGTACGAGCGTTCGGCGTCGGCAACCTGATTGCGCGCTCGCAGCAGCGCGTCCTGATCGGCGTTGCCCTGCTGCTCCAGCCGGATCAACGCAATGCGGTCCTGCTCCAGAGAGTTCTTGGCCCGGATCGCCGACGACTCAGCGTCATACACCCGCATGGGGTCAACCTCGTAGCGACCGAGACCGGGGCCGCCCTTGGGAGATGAAACGAGCACCCCGGGCGCTGCGGTGGGCGCCGTGGCCAATCCTGGCGGCATGGCAACGGGCTTTGACTCCACCGACCAAAGACTCGGATCGATCGGGGGCTTGGTCTTGTCGTCGTCCCCGGCCGGTGCGATCGGCTTTCTTTCGCCTGCCTGCGGACCGTTATCGACAGCATTGCCGCGCTGGGCATCTGGCGGGGGCAGGGCGGTACCGGGGGCGAGCGCGCTGCCGAGCAGTGTGCGTGCTGAGTTGTCGCCGGGTGCCGGAGGCAGGACGGTTGAGCCCGCGCCCGGCGCACCGGGAAGGGTATTGGCCAGGATGTCGGTACCGGGATGCGTACCGCCGAGCGGTGCGGCGTATTGCGGCGGTGGCGGTGAGGAACTGAACAGGTCCTTGATCATCGTCGGGATGTCCCTGATGACAGGCAGATCCACAAACCAATCCGAGATACTGGTCTTTAGGTCGGTGAACCATTGATCGACCGTCTTGGTTGCGCTCTCCCACTCGGACTTGAACGTCTCCGTCGCGGTCTTAGTCGATCGCTGCGAGGTGTCTTGCAGATCCTTGAACTGGTTTTTAGCCGGGTCGAGGTCGAGTTTGTTGACAGCATCGCCCATGTCCTCCCACTGCGTGCCGAAAAGGCGTTGCCACACAAGGGCTTGCTGAACCGGGTCATCAAGATTGCGCAGTCCGGTGAGTACCGCTGCAAATGCTTGGTGTGCTTGCTCGCCGCCCGCGGAGAAGCGCCGTCCCATCTCGTCGGCGTTGAACCCCAGCGCCTCGAAACCTTCCTTGGTCGACTTGCTGCCGTCGACCGCGCGGATGCTGAATTCCTTGAGGGAGTCGGCCACCTTGTCGGTGTCGCGGGCACCGCCCTCGATGCCTTGCTTGAGCAGCGTCATTGTCTCGCTGCCGGTCAGGCCGAGCTTGCGGAATTGCGTGGAGTACTCGCCGATAGAGTCGAGCCAGTCGCCGGTTACGTCCAGGCCCTTCTGTGAGCCCGCGGTGATGATGTCGAGTGCTTCGGTGACGCTATTGGCAAGGCCGGTGCGCATGAGTTGGGTCGCGGAATGCGCGAGCTCTTGCGGGGTCTTCTCGACGACCTGCGCCACACCTTGGAGCTGCTGAATCGTGTACTGAATTTCGTCATCGGGGGAGTTGGGCTTGATCAGGTTGTTGCGCAAGGCCGCTTGAGCGACGCTGAGGTTGTCCGCTACGGAGGCGCCGAAGTTGTTGGCGTAGGACTGACCGGCGGCCCTGGCGTAGTTGCTCATCGAGGTGTCATCCAGACCCATGCGGCCCTGGAACAACTTGGTGGTGGCCGTGGTGGCCATGCCTTCGGCAATGGCGTTGGAGAGCCGACTTCCGACAAGAATGCCTACGGCGGTCAAGCCCAACAGGGCCGCGCCGATTGGCCCGCCAGCGGTGCCGAGTCGGGCGATCGAGGCCGCGCTACTCACCCCGTGGGTGAATCCGCCCGAGAACCCATTGCCCATGTCGCGGCCGAGCTGGGCGGCCTGGCCAGCCTGAGCACGCATACCGTCAACAAGGTTGGTGTTGTTGCGTCGGCTCGCCTCGTCGGCAGCTTCTTGATACTCGCGGTATGCCCGCGTTGCGTCCCGGACAGCACGAGCCTCGGCGCGCCGCGCGTCGTTGACCTTCTCGGTCTGGCGGATGATCCGTGCACCGTCGGCGTCGCGGTCCCGTAGCCGCTGTAGTTCGGATTCCTCGGACTTGAGTTTCCCGACGGCCGATGCTGCCTTGTCGTAGGCATCAGAAGCCCTGTCGCCCATGCGCTTAAGGCACTTCTCGACATCCTTTGAGCTGCCCGCCAGCGCATTGGCGAAATCGCGGCCGGCATCCTTACCCGCGTTGCCGAACGTGCGTGTGGCGTCATCGGCGACCCGCTTCCACGACCGATGATCAGCGGCGGCCCCGATGGGTATCTGCACAGACATGGTTCACCTCCTGATCATTGGTCGCCAAACACGTCATCTAGCAACTCTTCTCGCGCCGACTCGATGAATTCGTTTTCAGCGGAGTCAAGTTCGTGCTGCCTGCGAGAATCCAGCGGCGATGAGTACTTGGTGTACATGTATTCGTGCGGGGTGCCCGCGTACTTGCTGGCCCGGTATGCCGCGAGCTCGTTGTGTGTCTCGGCGATGATCTTCTGCATGACCGTCCAGTCGCCGTCGCGCCCAAACGGCGGCGGCGCATGGGTTTTGAACTCTGAGTCTTCGGGCAGCTGGTGGATCAGCGACAGTAGTTGGCGGCTGGAAAGCACCAGGGCGCCGCGCTCATCGCGGGTGCCCTGGTGCCAATCAGCGATGCGCACACCGCGAAAACGAAGATCGGCCTCGATCGCATTGGGCCAACGGCACCACAGCGCTACTGCCTCAATTACTTTTGGAGTCGATCTTTGTCCGCTCCTCCAGCTGGCGCTGCATCACCTTCCAGTGCGTATCGATCTGACCGGGAACACCGCCGGCAGCGAGGAACTTGGCGTAGATGTCCTCACCCATGAGCGCGATGCACAGCTGCTCGTCAGGGTCGTAATCCTTGCCGTCCTTGAGATACGGGTACACGTTCTGCTCGATGGTCTTGCCGTCGATGAAAGGATGATCGACGGTTTCCTTGTCGAGGGCCTTCATGTCCCGCTGGTAGTCGCGGTACCGCTTGCGCTGCTCGGTATCGAGAAACGCCGGGTTGGGCAGCTCCCACATCTCGCCGTCGCCGAGATCAAAGGGCACACCGGCCATAAATCCGAGGTGATCGGCGGCCTGCTCGCGTGCCTTTCTAGGGTCGACGGGGTGTAGAACATCCTTGGTGTCTTCGGAGCTCATGATTGTTCCTTTCGGGCTGGTGGGCTTGGGGTTTCGGGCTGGAATGGGGGTGGGGCTCACCTGGCGAGCGCAGCCCGACGCCCGCCAGGTGAGGGTTCATCAGGCGATGGTCGCGGTGGCAGACTTCGGGGTGTAGACCGAAGCGCCGTTGGTGCCGGTCACCTTCACGCGGAACTTGGTCGCACCGGCCGCCACTGCCTTGACCTTGACCGTGGTGTTGCCACCGGACGAGACCGCGGGCCCATCGAGCTCTGCGGGCAGCCAGGTGGTCCCGTCATCGACGGTGCTTTCGGCGGCGAAGGTGAACGGATCGCCAGCGCCCGTGGGGTCGGCGAACACGATCGAGGCCTTACCGGCAGCGCCGGGGGTGACCGTCGGCGGGGTGTTCGACACCTTGGGTGATCCGGCAATCGTGGTCCAGCCCTTGCCCCCGACCCATTCGCCGTCCAGTCCGGGAATCAGGATGCCCGGGTTGCGCGGATCGGGGATCAGGAAGAACGGGTCAGGTTCGAGCGAGAACTCCAGCTCGTTGGCGTCGGCGTCTTCTGTGTCCATCTTGGCCGCGCCGATCTTGGTCAGCTTGCACAGCGGCACGGGTTCGACGGTGTACAGCTTGCCGCCAGCGCGAGACCGTGCACGCACCAAGAGCAGCTGTCGCTGAACGAAATCAGCTTCCAGCGGTGTGCCCACGAAATAGTCGCCTTGGCCCGGTTCTGCCACGAGCAGGTTGCCGTCCTCATCCTGCAGCGGAACGTTATTGCGCAGGGCCTTGACGACGGGGTTCAAGGTCTCGATCGGGGTGAACTTCACCGTCTTTTCGATCTTGGTGATGTCCTTCTCGATCGGGTAATTCGACTGCAAGATCTCCAGCGGGCTGACATCAATGTTCGGCTCACGCTCGGGGCCGCCAGTCTTGGTGTTGGCGCCGATGAACAGCCACCCCTGGTTGGGCTCGGGGTTGTTGACCCAGTACCCGCCGACCTTGCGGCGGGCGAACAGGTCCGCGCGCAGCTTGCCATCCTTGGCCAGCGGGTTGAAGACATGCGGGCTGATATCAGTGGCCGCGCCGCGATAGTCGCGCGCTAATACGGCAACGAGCGGGCCTCGGATAGCGAAACGGCTATCGGTGTCGGTGAATCCGCCGACGCTCCAGTCAGCGCCGGTTTCGGGTTGCGTCATGTGACGCTCCTTCCATGGGTGATGAACCGGAAAGGGCTCCGGCGATTGAGGTGCGGCGGACGCCGCGACGCGATCAGGGGACCGCGACGATCAGTTGAACGACAGGCCGAGCTCGCAAATCGCCTTGAGGCGAAAGGCGTTGTCGGCCTTGTATTCGCGCAGCGTGGAGAGCTGTTGAAAGTCGATGTAGTCGACGTTGGCGACCGTGCCATCGGGCATGGGCACATCCACGATGTCTTTGCCGAGCAGCATGATCCGCCGATCGGTCTTGATGCCCTCACGCTGCGCCTCGGTGATCGTCTTGCCGAAGGTGTGGATCGACAGAACAGCGGTGCAGTAGAACAGATTCGCGTCGTAGGTGCCGTCAATCATGTTGACTTGGCGGAACGGCAGCGGATCGTCGGGCTTGCGTTCGATGTCGCAGGGGCCCAGCGGTGCCAGGTGGGCGAGCATCATCACGATCGCGTTGGGGGGCATCTGCTCATGCAGCGCTACGGTCATCAGTCGGGCCTGTTGATGACATCGGCGGCGGTGCCGCCGAACGCGATGGCAGTCTTGGCCGCGACGGCGAACTCTGGTGTGGGGCTGGTGCCCCCGGTGCCGTCCTCGATCCAGTGGGCTTTGAAGTTGTCGTTGACGACCTTGGTGTCATCGTCACCGCCCTTGCCCTGCTGCACTTTCCACGCCGCGCCGTAGTCGCCGTGATCGACCGGCGAGATGGACTTGGCGTATGCGGCCATCTCCTTGCCGACGCGCGCCTTCTCGGCCTTGGCTTGCGCTGAGGTGTGGATCGCCTTGTCGATCTCGGACTGCGGCACACCCAACGCGACCAGCGGGTTGGGTCTGCGATCTGCGGCCATCAGCCGACCCTGCGCTGACAGATGCAGAACACATGGTCTTCGCGGCCGTCGAGGTCGAATTCGAGTACCGCGTCACCGACCATGCTGTGATCGCGGCCCAGGTGGCGAATCCGGTGCGCCGATCGGATGTCGGCGACCGGGACCGGCGCGGCGGCACCGGTGCCGTCGACGGCGGGGATATGGCCATCGATGACCGGTAGGAACGCCCACGATTGCTCAGTGGTTGTGGTGGTGATGGCCTGGTTGTCCTCGGCCGTCGACTGCACTTCGAACAGGCAGTTATCGACCCACACAACGCGTTCGGTGACTTGCGGCTTGCGGTACTCGTCCAGGATCGGGTCGCCCTGCCCGTCGAGCACCGGGACATCCCACACGATCGCGAGCCGCTGCCCGCCCAGGGTGTCCATCAGTAGTCACCCCTGGGGAAGTGGCCGCGCGCCTTGGCCTGTAGCGCCAGGCCGAGCATGCGGTAGTGGCGGCGTGCGATGAACTTCTCGACGGCTTCGCGATCGATCGCAGCCTGTTTGGTGCGATGACCCACCGTCTTGGTGAACGATGAGACCGGGCCAAACTCGCCATACATCAGCGCGTCCCGGGTGACCTCGAATGTGACCACCTTGGCCGCCGGGTCATCGTCGGCAATGGCCGGTTTCTTGTCGCGTATCCAATCGGAGACGACCGTCAGTAGAGGCGCCGCCACCAGTTTCTCAGCTGCCGACAGCGGCCGGAGCATGGCGGCGAACGCCTCTACGTCAAGGAAGTCGGTCACGAAACTAGTCCGTAGCCTCGATCAGCGCCCACAGGTCGTCCTTCTCCTGTGCCTCCAGCTCGTCACGGTCATACGTGCCGTTGGCCATCAGCCAGTCGACCAGGACGGCCTTGGTCGCGGCCTTGAGCGGCTTCTTACGGGGCGCATCACCCTCGGTACCGGTGGCCGGGCTCGCGTTACCGGAATCGCCATCCCCACCGTCGCCGCTGTCGCCCTCATCGGTGACTTCCGCCTCGGCCGAGTCGCTTTCGGGATCGGTCGTTTCGGCCGGCAGCTGGGCGCCGAGCGCACCGACGGCGAGGCCGCGCTCGACCTCATCATCGGTGAGCGTGACGAGCTCGCCGAAAAACGCGCGCCGCCGAGTGCCCGCGGGCGTGAGGTATTCCCATGTCGCCGCAGTCACCCGACGTTCTGTGACCTCGGGCATTACGGGGCGCCCTTCAATCCGGTCACCTTCTTGACCGCGTACGGGTCGGTGACGCCCATGATGGGCAGCACCGAAGACTGGACCCAGTTCTGCTTGGTCTTGGGCTCGCGCCAGGTCTCGGTCGAGAGCATCTGCTCGTAGTCCAGGAACCCGACACCGCCGCGCACACCCGCGAAGGCGCTGCCGTTGGCGACGCGGTTGGACCGGAACATCGAGATATCGGCGTCGGCCAGGATCTGCGGTAAGTCCGGTCCGTAGGCGATGCGCAGGTCCGCGTACTGCACGGGGTTGACGACCCACACGTTGTAGACGTAGCCCAATTCCTCGACATCGGCGGCCAGCTGTGCGGCGATGATGTCGGCGAACGGGCGCGCATTGTTGGGCGTGGGGTTGTTGCCGGTCAGGGTGACGTTGCCCCAGTCGTGTCCGGGGATGACACCCGCGCCGCCGAGACTGGCGATAACGGCCTCCAGCACGGCCACGGTGCGCTGATTGATCTTGCGCACCAGCGTGTTCGCCAGCTGTGTGGTCAGGCGGTCCATCTGGGCGCGGTCGTTGCGCCGGATCGCCTCATCGGACATCCAGAACTTGCCACCCCAGTCCTCGGACTTGGCGACCTCGGGCTGCGTGCGCTCACCCTGCACGATCGTGTACTCATCGGACGGGCCGCGCTGTTCCACATCGTTCTTGGTGTACAGCTCGTTGATGCGGATCACGTCGTAGATGATCGCCCCGGCGGTGGTGCTCGCCCCCGAGGACGAAAACAGTTCCGGGGCAATGAACTTCTGCAGCGTCAGGTCCGAGAGCCGCTTGGTGATCCGGCCGGGCTGCTTATATGCCAGGTCGACCGAGATCTTGTTGTCATTGATGACCGGCGCACCCAGCGGGTACGCGACGGGAGATGTTGTCATGGTGGGTAGCCCTTTCCTAGTAGAGGCTGATCTCGGCGTCGGCGCCATCGGTGGCCGCGGACAGTGCGTAGCCAACGGCGACGCCGCTGGCGAACTTCTTGGCCTTGCCGGCCGTGCCGACCTCGACCTCATCGAATGCGGCGAGCGCGCCGTCGGCGGTCACGTAGGTGACACGCGAATTGCCCCGCGCCACACCAACAATGTCGCCGCTGGCCGCGTCGTACTTGGAGACGCCGCATACCCGGCCCGCCGCATCAGCGGGGGCCACGGCGATGTTGCCGGTGGCGGTGCGGTTGCCGCTGATCTTGAGGAACCGCTTACCGGTGATGGCAGCTGTGGCGCGGCCGGTGATGTCGCGGCCGGGCTCGTAGACGCCCACGTTCTCGTTGGTCATGATCTATTCCTTCCCTTCCGAACTCGGCGCGGTGGGCGCGGAGTCAAACCAGCTCAGGTCATTGGGCACCGGACCGTCTGCGGGCTGCGTGGAGTGCCCCGTCTCGGCGAGAGGGACCACCCCGGGTGCCAGCGCGGCCAGCACGGCGGTGTGGCCCTCGCGGTCGGCGGCGAGCGCCTGCAAGTGGTGCTCGCGACGCGCCGGGGCGACCTTGCCGTCAGCGATGGCCTGATCGACCACACGCTCGTCACCCTCGCGCAACTGCTGTGCGCGCGCCTCGGCGCCCGCCTGCGCGGCCGCGACGGTGGCCTCGTACTGGGCCCGCTCGACCACCGTCAGGCCCGCCTTCGCGACCAGCGCGGTCGCCTGCTCCAAAGTCGGTGCAGCGGGCGGGGTTTCGTCACTTTCCTGGCCGTCGTCAGCACGCTCTTCGAGCGCTTCGGCGGCAGCAGACAAAATGGTCTCGTCGTCGGCGTCGGCATCGATACCGAGCAGCTTGGCGAGGCCCTCATTCAGGGTTGCCACAATGGGCTCCTTTCCTCTGTTGACCTCGCCCTTCTCGGGCCGAGGGGTCTTGTTGTGCACCAGCGGAATTCGTGGCGCAGGCGCGGACTGGCGTCCGGCATAGCGGAACGCCGACAGATCGAACACCGATGCACGCGCGGCAGCGGACTTGGAGTCAGGCTCGGGCAACTCGAGGACGCGATCGGCCAAACCGGCCTCGACCGCTTCGTCGGCGAGCAGCCAGGTTTCCTCAGCCATCACGTCGAGCCAGTCCTCGACGGTGCCCCCTGCCCGGTCGGCGTAGATCTGCGCAATGTTGCTGTTGTGCTGGGCCAGTCGCGCCGCGCTCTTCTCCATGGCGCGGGCATCTCCGACGCACACCGCCCAGGCGTTGTGCACCATCATCTGGCTGTTGCGGTTCATCACGATCTCATCGCCGGCCATCGCGATCACCGAGGCGATCGAGGCGGCGAGGCTGTCGACCACGACGGTCACCGTGGCGGGGTGATCACGTAGCGCGTTGAGGATGGCGATGCCGTCGAACACCGAGCCGCCGGGGCTGTTGATGCGCACCGTGATGGCATCGTTGTCGATCGCGCTCAGGTCGCGGGCGAACTGTTCGGCGGAAATGCCGTACCACGAATCGATTTCGTCGTAGATCAGCAGCTCGGCCGGGCCGTCATCGGTCTTGGCGGCGTTGCGGATGCTGTACCACGGGGGGCGTTGGCCCGCCGTGAGATTCTTGGTCACCACAGCGTCGGGTCTCCGTTCCTCGTGGCCGTGCTGGCGCCGCCGGGGCGCGCTCGGGTATGGGTGCGCACACGCACCGGCCCTCCGCTGTTGCGGGGCGCGGCGGCGGATTCGTCGTCGGGCTCCGGTTCGGCCTCGGGTGCGTTGGGGTGGGGCCCAGGTAGTCCAGTGGCCGAGCGGATGAAGGCCTCAAGACGGGCGTCGGGTGTCAACAGTCCTGCGTTGACCAGCATTTGCAGCGCCGCGGCGGTAGCGTCCTGGCGCGAACCGATTTCATCGAACACCAGCAGCGGGGCCGGTTCGTCCTCGCCGAAATTGAGGTCGACCAGATCCTCGACGATATGGGCTTGTGCGGTATCGCGCACGTCCTCGGCTTCCGTCTGGACGGACTGTACGAACGTGTCGGCCTGCACGCTAGCCAGGGCATGGGAGCCGCCCTTGCTGTCCAGATTCAGGAAGTGTGCCAACGCAACCAGCGCCATTTGGTGGTCGTGGTATTCGATCGCACGGCGCGGGTCTATTGGGGTTCCCGATGGTGAGGCGATCGCGAAGTCCTCGCCCTCGGTGATGGCAAGGCCAGCCGTTTCACCGCCTCGGAACGCCGACGCGATGGCCAGCAGCTCGTCCATCCGGTCCGGGTCCTCGGAGTCGGTCGCGTTGCCCTTCATGACCGGGACGCCGATGCCGTGGCGGCGGGCTGCGGCAGCCTCGATGCGCATCAGCTCGTCTTTGAGCTTCCAGTGCTTATAGGCGGGCCGTAGCAGGCTGTTGCCGATCCACACCCCCGGGTCGGGCTCGTGCGCGTACACGACCAGCCGGTTGATGGGAATGATCGAATCCAGTGGCCCGCCAGCGGGTATCGCCACTCCGCTCGATGTCATGGTGAACCCGCTGGAGGGGTGTTGCTCGATCGAGACCAGACCGCCGTCGCGGTCGACGTTCCACTTGGCGATGGTCACCTGGGGGCGCGGGGCGAGCTTGCGCAGCACGGCGCGTACGTTGGCGCCCTCGCCTTCGAGACGGTAGACCTGCTCAAATACCGAGTGCCCGTACCGCAATGCCATAAGGGCCTGCTGCAGGTGTTTGTCCCAGGAGAACCGGCCACGGGTGCGCGCCGGGGGTTCGTCCTCGTCGGCGGCACCCTCGATGGGCAGACCCAGATTGCGGGCGATGAACTCGGTGACCTCATCGCTGGCGCCGTTCTGCCGGATACGCCACGCGGTGCGGCGAATGGGCAGCCCAATTGCCCGCAGCACCGACGAGATTCGGGCGTCCTCGCGGACCATGCGCGTGTAGGTCCACACCGACAGTGGCCAGATCAGGTCGGTGGTCTGCTCGAACTGGTCGATAGGTCCACCCCAGCCGGTTGCGCCGGCCGAGCTGAGCACGTACCCCTGTTCGGTACGCGGGGCGGCGGTCTTCTTCGGTGCCTGCTGATCGGCCATGCTCGCCCCCTTTCTCAGAATGCGGCGCTCATCGCGTCGAAATCGGCGCTATGCCGGTGTGATTGGTGCTCTCGTGCGGCCCCGGTGCGGGGGCTGACGGTCTTGGTGGGTGCCTTGACGCCGAACTTCAGTAGTGCCCAGTGCGCCATCGAGACGCACACCAGCGGTGTTCCAGCGCCCGTGTAGTCCTCTGCCCAGATGAAGTCGCCTTGTGGCAGCTCTTGCATGGTCGCGCTGACCACCGAGTCATTCAGGACTGGCTGATCACTGTGGGAGAGCTTGCCCGCCAACGCATCATCGAGCAGTCCACCGCAGGCGAGGGCAATTTCGGGGGTGCCGATCATGTTGGGCTCGATGCCAGCGGCTGTCAGTAGCGGTTCCAGGACGTTGGCGGTGTTCTTCCGGTCGATCACCAAGGCGATGGGGTTCCACTCGGTCACCTTGGCGATCAGGTACTTGGCGATCTCGGTGTGCGAGCCGTTGCGCAGCGGACCTACCTCAATGTGGCTGCGGCCGTCAGTGGCCCACTGCGCGGCGGTGATCGACCATGCGTCACGGTTGCGTGCGCGGCGCACCGCGATCACGCGCGAGCCGATGAGCTTGGCGTCGGGATTGGCCATATCGCCCCATATCGCCTCGGGAATCGGCGAGCTGATCTCTTCCTCGTCGGGCGGGTAGTCACCCCAGCCGAGATAGTCAGCGTCGAAAATCGCGCGCTGCTCCAGGGTTTTGGCCTTCTGCAGCTTGGAGCGGATCTCGCGCTCGTTGGTCGCCACGCCGTAGGACGGCTGGGCCGCTTCCCAGGTGTCCGGTTCGTTGCGCGGCATGTCTCGGGGTGCGGCGTACAGCGCGTAGTACAGGTCCGGGGCCTGCTGGTGCCCGAGGCGGTGCATGCCGGTCAACGTGTGGCACTTCGGGTGAATGCTGGCTACCGGTGAGGTCGAGATGTACACCGTCTGCGGATTTTTGGCCGCCGACTGGGCACCAGTGAGGTTCTGTTCTTCGCCGGGGTCGATGTCATAGGCCTCATCGACGATCAACAGGTCGATCTCGGTGTATCCGCGGCCGAAGTCTTGCGAGCGGGGACCGAACTCGGCCTCGCACACGATCTGGCCGGTGTTCGGATCGCGCAGCTTGATCACGCCACGGTTCCCGGCCTTGGAGGGCTTCTCGGCCAGCCTCTCGCGTAGCCACGGCACGCGATCGATCACGGCCCACACGCGCTTGAACACGTCGTAGGCGGTCGACCAGCGCTGGGCGGTGTAGATGATGCGCGCCGAGCGCAGCACGTACATGTGGAACAAGATCAGCAGAACGATTAGCAGCGTCTTGCCTTGCTGGCGTGTGCATTCGATACACACGTCGCGGTGAGTCCAGAGCCGGATAGGTGGCCGTCCCTCGCGGGCGGCGTCCTCGATCTCTTCGGCGGTAGCGTCCTGGACCGACAAGATGCCCTGTAGCGAGCGCCATTGCCACGGCATGGTGCGCAGCCCGATGTCGAACCCGAACCGGCCACACCGGTCGGCTTGCGCCGACTCGTCGCCGGGGTGCCGCGACTCGAATTCCGGTGTCTGGCGGCCCTTGAGGCGTGGCCAGGACCCGACCCAAGCCGGAAGACCCGCCTTAGTACTTTTCGAGCGGGCTTGCGCCATTGGGCTTGCTCGGTGCCTTGCCGCGCCGGGAGTGAACCGCCGCGATGAGCTTGCGCAGCTGCTCGGACTGGGCGCGCTGCTGTACCAGCACGTTGTTCACGACGACCTCCGTCGTCTCGGTGCCGATCTTGACCTGTAGCCAGGCCTCCCGGTCGCCGTTGAGTAGTGCGTTCATGCGGGCGAGGTAGTCGGCGGCGTGCCCGGCCTGCTCGATGAGAATGCGCAGCGAGAAGGGGTCGCCCGGTTCGGACAGATCGTCGATGAGCTTCTGACCGGGGGTCTTGCTGGCTGTTTGCTTCCGGGCGGCACGCTTAACTGGGGTGTTAGCTGGCTTTGCTGCCTGGTTTGCCGGTTTGCGGGTGGGCATTGCTATCCGTGATCCGAAAAAAAATCCTGACGGGAGCCTCCGGGGGTCAGGAAGGCCCCCCACCTGGATAATTTCAGGGGGAGGGGCTTTGACCTGCGGTTATGGCACTTTCGGGTGTGTGCATCGGTGCTGGTCAGGGGCTTTTCGGCCCATCGGCTGGCGATCACCACGACATCACACCTCCGTCGTGTTTGCTGGCAGGGTCGGGATGTTTGCTGTGTGACTGGTCGGCGTACCACCGCTTTGCTGCGTGCGCCATGCGCCACGGTCGTTCGGCTTTGCATCGGGCCAGGACCACGCTCTGACCAGGATCGATCGTGATGACCTGCGCGCCAGCGGATCGGTAGCGCGCGAGCAGGCCCTCGCCGGGCATGGAGTGGATCAGGTACACATCGCACTGGCCCGCGAACGTCAGCGCCGTATCGATCGCGGCCAGCCGTGCAGCCTTGGTGACCGAGCGGATGTGCTGCGGCGGGTCATGCGGGTCTCCACCCGCGGGCGTGAGCACCGAAGCGATGGCGTCGTAGTCGATTGTGATGTCGCCATGCTTGGCGTGCTGTCTCACCCATGTGGACTTGCCGGCCGCAGGCGGGCCGGTCACCAGGTACAGCGTCACCAGTCCATCGCCAGGTTGTCGGCAGTGATGACGGGCGCGGTGGTGATACCCAGTGCCGCAAGGGCTACGGACCACTCGGATGGATGAACGTCGAGGGCCACGGGCCGGTGGGCGTCGTGCCTGCCGTCTTGGCGCTGGCTGTTACAGATGCCGTGCAGTAGGCGATCGGCGCGCTGTCCGCCGAATGCCCGAGCTTGGCTATGGTCTGCGGCCAGTTGCTTGCGGTCCCAATTGCGCTCCAGCAAGGGCGCTTTGAACATCGGTAGGCCACACCACCAGCACAGTGTGCCGTCGACGTGACGGCGCAACAGGCCCTCGGCTTGCTGTTGGTGTTTCCAGCCCAGACCGCGATCGGTGGTGCTGGCCTTACGGCCGGGCCTCGGCATGTGCGGTGTCCGGCTCGGCCTCGGCGCGCGCTGGCGGTGCCTTAGGTGCGGGTGCGACCTTGACGGGTGCGACGGATGGCTCGCTGCCGTCCTGCTCCACATCCAGCGTCCAGCCGTTGGCGCGGGTAGTGATGGTCATCGTGGTATCCCCAATGGGCTGGCCCAGCTCGGCCAGCGTGCCCGCCTGCGCGAGAGTGACCATCACGGCCAGACCCCAACCCTGCCCGCCGGATTGGCGCTTAAGGTCGGGGATATCCGGCGGCGTGGAACGCCACTTACCCGGGTCAGTGTCCATGAGGACCTTGCCGTCGACGGTGATCTTGATATTGCTCATTGGGCTAGGAACTTTCGTAGTTGGCGGGCATCGATCGTCACGTCGTCGGTCTTGCCGACCGTCAGCACCAACAAGGGCGTGGCGCGCTGGTGGTCGGTGCGGTCGTACAGCGTGACGATTCGGGTGCCGTCTGGCGCTTCTGCGGCATCCTGGCGCAGCTGTGCCGCATCGGCTTTGGTGAGTACGTCGAATTCGCCATCGATGACCGACTCAAGGGCCTCGGCCCACAGCTTTGCGGCCTGGCCGATCATTTCCTTCGTCTGATCATCAGGCATACCGGTCGCCCGGAAGCCGGGAATCGGAATCACTCGTGCGGGACTGTTTGCGTCGCCGGGATGTTGAAGGGCTCCCGAAGCGAACGTGCGGGCGAGCAGATCCACCAAGAGCTGATTGGCCATCAGCGCCCCAGCTTGCGGAGTAGGCGACGCCACCACGTGGCCCCCTGCTCGCGCACCAGTGCCCCCGCGTTGGGCACCGCTGGCGTCGCACTGGCGATGCCGTCAAAGATCTGGGAGTGCCAGGACTTTGTGAACAGCTCGCCAGCATCCCGGCCTGCAGCCGTGAACCTCTGGCCCACCGCGTCCCGCCGCGATTCGGCGAACGGTGTCCAGGAGTCGCGGCGCAGTTGACGGCGGTACCAGCGGGCAATGGTGCGCTTCATGAGTCCCCCTCGGGCTAAGGGATGAGGTTGGGCGGAATGGACATCGCCCCTGAAACGACAAAAACCCCAGCTAGGCCGGGGTTTTCATGCAGTGGACATAGTTGTCCCACCGACATGTTGGGACTCATTTTGCCATATGTGCAGGTCAGTAGCGGTTACACCGGTTTGGTGCGTGTCGCACGATGCGCTGCCAGCAGCGCCGCTGCCAGCTGGGGTGCATCCCGTATGGGCAGCCGCGACGGTACGTGTGCGATCACTACGCCCGTACCGTGCTCGTTGAGCCGTACTTCACCGTCGGCCCATGGCTGGAAGGACAGCGGTACTTGCACCGTGCGAGTGCCGAATTCATCCTCATTGACCGGTGGCAGCCAGACCACCTGATAGCCCCTGTCGCCGAGGCGGTGCAACAGTGCCCGCGCCACCTTCACGGCGATCTCTGCCTGCGACAAGACCACCGTTTCGTCACTCCAACCCTGCCTAACCTCATTGCGCACGAGCCGCTTCTCCCGGAAGAAGTCCGGGATTGCGTTGATGACCTCGCAGATGGCCGTGAAAGCGTCCATGGGCGAGTTCTACGCCGAGAGTCCGACATGACGGCTAGATCGCGGTCAGAAGATGAAGATCTGGCGAACATGGTCCGCCCCGCCGACCGAGACGTGGTGTCCCATGGTTGACGTTGCTCCAAGATTGCGGTACCGCGCGAAAGTGTTCACGATGTGCCTACCAGCGGAGATGCAAGCCTGCGCTGCTAGGGCTAACTCAATAGCTGGGGTTTTGTCGACATGGCAACCATTTGTGTGCAATGATCTGCCTCAGGGGCGCGTTCAGCGTCGGCTGAAAGGGGCGGTTGCATTCATGGTCATGAAGGATCGTTGGACGATGCCTGCGGGTTTGCGACGGGTGTCGGCGCTGGTGGCGATTATCGCTTTGGCTGTCGGTGGAGCGAAGGTTGTCGACGACCGCACTGTCGCTGGTAGCGGCTTCTCGGCCGTCGCGACGGTAGCCGCCGATCCCTCTGGACCTCCAGGACCGACTGGCGGCGTGGACGGTGGGATGAACGGCTCTCAGTTCCAGCCACCGCAAATGCCCAGCTCAATGCCTGATTATCAGGGTGGGAACAATCAGCCGCCGATGGATCAGAACTCGGGAATCAGCATCTACAACAGCGGTAATCCTCAAGCGCCGCAACAGGTTCCGGGGCAGCAGGCCGGGCAGCAGCCCCAGCAGGCGCAGCAGCCCGCCCATGGCACGCAGATCCCGGACTATCAGACTGCGACCCCGTACACCCAGGGTCCCGGTAAGGCGAACCCGGATTACCAGGCACCGCAACAGAATGCGCCGCAGCAGGGCCAGCAGCCCCAACAGCAGCAGCCGCAACAGCAGCAGCCGAGCCAGGCGCCGACGCAGACTCAGCAGCCCGAGCAGCCGCAGAATAAGCAGGACCAGGACACGCAGCAGCTCAACGATCAGCAACGGCAGCAGCAGTGCCAACAGGCGATGGCCGAGAGCGTTGTCGAGGAGGTTCCCGCCATGATGGGAGGTGCTGGACGAAGCCCTATCTGGTTCATTGAGCCTGGCCGGGACCCGCAGCCCCCAACGCCAAGTGGAGGCGATTGCAGTTGCGCAACTCCCAAGGCGGGTAAGGGCCAGCCTTCGACTCACGAATGGCATTGGTGGGGAGAACGGACGTATTTCAACAACCAGGCGGACCTCAAGGAATTTCTGAGCGCGATGCAGGACGCACAGACGTTCGATAACACCTGCGCCGCTATCGGTGGCACCGGCGCGGCCGCCGCTGGAGGCGTCGCGTTGACAACCGGTCCCGGCGCGGCGGTGGCCGTGCCTGTCGGCATAGTGTTGGGCGTTGTCGGCGGACTGTGCGGCATTTCGTCGGCCGCCTACGATGGCCCGCTTGTCAATAAGATTGCGGATACGATCAGCCAGGGGAAGTGTCTGCGCTTCGATAATCGAATCCTCTTTTACACCACCGACGTCTTCAATTGCCCCGCATGAGTGACATGAAACGAAATCTACGAATTGCCCTGCTAGCGGGCGTCACTGTCACTGTTTCTGTGGTGTCTATTTATCTCGCCTCGAAAGGGCGTGGAGGTTCGTCCTTCATCGCCTGGCTGGTCCTGGCGCTATTGGGGTTAGCGCTACTGACCGCAGTGCTGCTTCCCGGGAGATGGCAGGGCGTGAAACTGACCCGAACGGCACTGTACGTCTCGGTCGGGATTGGCGTTGTTGTGTTCGCGATACTGGCTCTGGTGTTCAAACCGTCAGCTTCCGATGTTCCCGGCCTGTCCAAGGAAGCCCCGGCGAGCTCAAGCAGCAGCGAGGACTTCCTTAACATCCCAGGCCAATATCCGGCACCGGTATTCAATGGTCAAAAAGGTGACCCGCCGCTGAAAGTTGGTGATTGTCTCAATCTTTCCGGGACGGAAGCGAAGAGTATTGCGGAGGCGGTTCCATGCGAAAAGGCCGCATACAGGGTAATTCAGCTGACCACCAAGCCAAAAGGATGCACGGCAGACGCGGATCAGAAATATTATCGAAGCGATAGCCTTGGTGAGTTAACGGCGTGCTTGGATTTTGCGTGGTCTGCCGGCCGCTGTCTGGATATGGCCGAATGGCACGCCGTTTCGGTGAGTTGTGGCGACAAGAACTCTCGATCACGAGAGAGGCCCATCAAGGTAATCTTGAATACCTCGACCCTTCAAGGGTGTCCAGGCGGCGGCTACACCCATCCAATCCGGCGCTTCACGGTGTGCACGGAGACGCAGAAGTAGCCTGTCATGTGTGGCTGATGGTGTAGCTCCACGTCGGTGGACCGCTGACGAGCTGGCTGTGGCGCTGGATCGGTCACTATCGTGCGCCGAGGCCGGAGCGAGGTTGGGCCGCACCCGGCTACAGGTGGAGAAGGCCCGAAAGCGGTACCGGGGCCGCGATATTGAGCAGCTGCTCGCCCAGAAACGTGGTCGCGCTGCCGAGCTGGAGCGGGTGGCCGAGACTGACATTGCCTGTTACGGGGAATGGTCGTCTGACGAGATCGCGATCGCGCTGGATCGGTCGATGTCTCGCGCTGAAGCGGCTCGCCGGTTGGGGCGTTCCTTCAGGGCGATCAAGCACATTCGAGACCTGCAGCGCCAAAAGGCCTCGGGTCTGATCCCGGCGCGCGAGTCGCGCGCGGAGCCGATACAACAGCGCCTCTGGACTGAGGACGAGATCGCTGTCCTGACCGATGAGTCCCGCACGCCCACGGAGATTGCCGCCGAGTTGGGGCGTTCGATCAACTCGGTGACTGTGGCTCGTGCGCGATGGCTGGGGCGCCTGCAGGGCAAGGTTCCCGAGCATCTGCACGGCACCTACACCGGCGCGAGCCGATACGGATGCCTGTGCCCGCGGTGCCGGGATGCGGCCGAGGCAGAGCGGGAGCGACGCCAAGAGGCCACCCGGCACACAGCGGTCAACTACAAGGCACCCTGGACCGACCACGATATCGAGATCGCGCTAGATCGCGGCCTCACGGTCATCGAAGCCGCCCAGCGCTTGGGTCGCACCCACAGCGCGGTGCGTGCGCTGCGATACAAGTACCGCGACGCCTGATTGCCGTTGGACACGAGGTCGGCGATACGCGTTGGGGAACTTGTCGGGTGGTGGGGTTGCCCATTCGCCAGTTCTGCACCTGCGAGCTGATATCGTTTGCTACGTTCAGGCGATGGACGAACAAACGCAGGGGCGGATCTACGAGGCTGGCATGATCCTGGCTGGTCTTAGGAGGATTTTGCGCGAACAGCAAGAGAAAGATGACCGGGGTCCGACTAGCTCGGAATGGATATCGATTAACCAAGCTATTGAGGCAGCCGGGTTTAAGGATGACCCGTATGGATGGTCAGGTGCGAGCGCGGGGGAGTGGTACGGCGCCCTCAAGTCCGCACTTCACCTTCACTGAGTACGGATCCCAATTCGCTTAAGCCGGTCCAATGCCCCACGTGGCGCCGCGACCGAATTTCTCGCGGTTGAGTTTGTCGAGCGCCGTCCAGCGCGCCATGTTGTTGGGCTTCGCTCCACACTGGACGGCGAGGTTCAAAACGTCTTCAATCATGACGCGGCCAGTCGGTATATGCCCCTTGTCTACCGCCGCGCAATGGAGATGCGGGCGTACCTCGTGCGACACGGAAATTGGGTGCCAGTGATACTCGTACAGAGATTTATCGGCGAGCCGCAGGTCGTACATGTACCCGACCGTCGTGACCTTCCACGGTCCGCGTTCTGAATCGTCGGCGGCAACGATGCGGTAGTTCATGGTCACACTCAGGCCGACCTTGTTGCCACCCCGGAGCTTCACGACCTCTCCGCTGTTGAAAGTGAGGATGCCGACGATGTCAGGCTTGTAGGTGTCAGCAGTCACTCTGCCGGATGCAAACAGCCCAAGCGCCTCCTGAATCGGCGAGACGAAGGCTTTGACCGCTGCGGTCGGATTCCTACCGGCCACTAGGCCGAAGCATGGCGACCTTCATGACGTCGGTACTTGCGTCGCTGGCGTATGACCCGCTGTCCCAACGCTGCACGAATGTCGCAGCGTCGATACCGAGGAGACGGTGGGCTGCCTGATCGAAGATCTGCCACGACCCGCTGGCATTGATCTTCTCGAACCTGACGGTCATTTCTCCCACCCCCTCGATCGGTTGCTCATACCTATAGGGTCGCACGCCCCTACGACAACTATATCGCTCCACGACCCGCCACCTGCGCAATTGCGCTTTATTTGAGGTCGGTGCGTGTGCCGCGTGCCGTGGGTGGCGAGCCGTCTATCACACGGCCCGAAGTCGGCTCGGTTCCGGTTGAAATGGATTGTCGGCCGGGTTGACATATCCGGCAATCGCAGCGGCTTGCTGCGCAGTGAATCCACGGCCTTTTAATGCTTGGCCAATAGCTGCTGGCATGCTGGGCTTCTCGTCGGCGAGGAACTCTCCACCCGGCTCGTTGGTCTTCCAACCTCGCGCGTTCATCATCTTGTAGAACTTGGTGCGCGACTCAGGAGTGACGAGCTTCATCCGGTAGGCCCGCTCCAGTATCGCCTGCATGGAGACTCCCCACTCACGTTTGAGGTCGATGAGCGTACCCAATTCGAGGCGGTGTAGTTCTGGTCGGATCTCGTTGGCGGGCATGAGGAACTCGGCGGCGAATGCGTTGGCTTCTGTTTCTACGTCCTCGGTTGGCCCGTTGGAATGCAACACCAGATGACCCAGTTCGTGTGCGAGTGTCAGCCGCTTGCGGTCTGCGGGCGCGTTGGCGTTGAGCAGTATTACCGGGTGATCGCCGACCCATTGAGAGAGACCGTCGATACGTGGGGTGCCGAAGTCCTCTTGAAACACCAGACAGCCAGCCGATTCAAGCCATCGCGTCATGTTGGCCACCGGCCCCATCGGCATACGCCACTGCGCACGCACCATACGTGCGGCGTCCTCGGGTGAGGTGAAATCGGCATCGAACGCCGGCACATGCTGCTCGCTGGCGATCGAGACTTCCTCAAAGAGGAACGACGCGTGGACCCGCAACAGATTCAGGCGCGCCTCCATCTGACGCCATGCCGACGCCTTGGTGGTCTTGAGCCTCCGCATATGCGCGTCAACAGCCAGCGCGCCGCGAAACCGATTTCCGTGCGCAAGAAGCTGCTCAGTGACGCCGAGGACTGCGGCCAACTTGGGCAGCAACTCTGGTTCGGGATCACGATCACCCGATTCGTAGCGATTGATCGTCGGTTGCGTGACGCCCACCAGCTCGGCCAGTTCGGTCTGGGTGAGTCCCCGCGCTTTTCGAGCGATCGCGAGTACGTCTCCCAATCCGCTCATCGGCTATCCGCTGTTTCCCTCATCATCGATTTCCTCTGCGCTATCGCCAATCTCAATGGAGGGCAGTGTCGGATCGACTGGCGTCCACTTGACCGCGATCCCTTCGGCGGGCTCATCAAGCTCCACTGCCCAGATCACCTTGTCCTTGCCGTCCCGTAGAGACAAAAGGGGTGCACCAACATCCCGAATCTCGGGATCCCAGCGATACCCAACCGCGATCCGCACCTCCTCCAGACCGGGAATCTGGTAGTTGGTGCTCTGCTTCCAAAACTCGATCGCCGTACGTGTCGGGTATGTGCTGATCTTGTCCCCGATATGGTGCCGCTTGACCCGCAAACGGATATGCGGGCCAATCATCATCTCGCGGGTCGCGCCGTTGTCCTTGATTACCGTAGCGGGATCGTCGCTGATGTCAGCCACCAGCCGAGCCCAGATGCGGTCGTGGATAAGGTTCGACAACGCGCGGCTGTGCATTACTGGGAACCATCCGGGCCGCCACGCACGCATCTCGTGAATGTCCGACCGCGCTCCGCGAACGGCACTGACGTGTGCGGTCAAAAACTTGTCGCCAAGCTCAGTAACCACCTCAGCGTCGGTAGGATACGGGTCTGAAAACATACCGGAAAATATACCGACTACATCTGACAAAACCACCATTCCGCAGGTGGACACGCCAGCAAGTTCCATCACACGCCCCGCGCTGCGTTCCTGGGCCGGTCCGCTCGCACCGCGCGCACGTCACCAATGCGAACCATCTGATGCCCTTGAGCGTCGCGCCCGCGCACTGGCACCCATCCGCGTCTGATCCAGCGCTCGATGGTCGACTGTGGTACGTGCTCGTCGAGGCGGGGGAGTATCACGTCGACGAGCTCGCGCACGGTCGCGTTGCGGTCGTCGAGCTCGCCGAGATTGCGCGCCAGCACGTCGGCCACCGAATGCGCGGTGTCGCACTGCGGGCACACGATCGAGCCGCTATGACTCGGTGCCATGAGTGCGTATCCGCACCGGGTTGAGTTGTCGCCCTTGCGGCCCCGCTCGGCAAGCACCTCGTCGGGTGCCGGGTCGGTGATGCATGGTCCGATGATCATGGGCTCGGGTGGGCGGTTCACCACGCGTGTAATTGACCGGTACACCTGCTCGATCTCGTCGCAGATCTCGGCGCCGTTCTCCTGCAACGCGATATTGGCCGCGTGCCGGTACAGCCACTTGGCCATGCGCGCCGTCGTCGCGATCGAATGCGTCTCGTCGCCGCGCCTTCCTGCGTAGATGACGCGCCAGTTTTCCGCGGAAAACTGGTCGAGTGCGCGCGTCTCCGGGGCGCCGTCGCAGTCGTCGCACAGTGGCCCAGCGGCCGAGGCGGGGAGCGTGACGAAGCACCGTCGACACGAGCCCGCCCGGGCCGGCGGTGCCGAATCGAGGCTGAACCGATCTGCCGGCCGCCGTGCATCCGATTCGACGACCACCGGCAGAGGCCTTGGCCGGGTGCGGAACTCGGGCACCTCCAGCCCGCGGTTCTCGCACATGTCGCGGATGGTCGTCGACAGCGCGTTGTCGATCCGGTCGAGCTCGTCGCTGGCGCGTCCGTTGACCCGGCCCAGTGCCAAGGCATGCCACAGTGCCGCTTGATACCGGTCCCGGTGGTCCCTGGCGGTCGGGGTGGTGTCCTTGTCGCGGGGGAATGGCTCGACGTGGCTCACGAGCGCGTCGTCGCCGTGCAGCACGTCGCGGCGCTCGCCCTTGCGTGCGCCGTCGCCCAGGTTCGCCTGCCCGACAGCGGTCTCGGTGAGTCGGTCGATCCACCACGGCAGATCAGCCAGGCGCTTGCGCAGCTCCGCGATGCAGGCCTTGCACACGAACAGATCGGTTGCGCGTTCGCACCGCTTGCACTTGGTCAACGGTTGAATCCCCTTACCATCTTGGCGAATTGGACATCGATATCACGCTGTTCGATCTGCTGGAGTAGGCCGTGCTGCCAGGGCTGTAGCGGCTTGCCAGCCTCGGCGCAGAGCTCGGCTATCCGCTCAGCGTCGCCGTGCCGCATTGGGCTCATCGAGGCCACCTGGTGATCGTCACGGACAGGTCGGCGCTTTGGAGCAGTTCGGCGAGCGTTTCGGATACCGGGGCGAGTCGCTGCTCCAGCGCCTTGCACGTCATGCAGAACCACACACGCTCGTGATGCTCGTCGGACTCCGAGCACAGCTGGCGTGTGCGCCAAGAGACCCCGCGCGAGGCCTTCACCATTGGCCGGCCAATGAGCGCCTCATCGGAGCACCCCCGGCTCGAACGTCGTCGAGCTGCACGGCTACGCGAGCGCCGTCGGTCAGTCCGGGGGCGGTGAACCATCTGAGCCTTGCTTTCTGGGTCATCGTGTCTCCGTTCGCATATCGATTCCTGGGGCTGTGGTCGTCGCTGGCGGGTTTCCTGGCCGTTCGGGACTATCCGGTCGCGGCGGGGGGATTTTCGAGCGCTGCGCGGGCTCTGGCGAGTCCGGCTCTGGCGGTGGCCGAGCGGTCGACGTGATCACAGACGGAGAGGCCGTTGTAGCCGTCCTGGTCGCACAGGCGGCACGCGGCGATGGCCTGGCGCTTGGCATCTCGCTCGCCCCGGTGTTGTGCGCGCTGCTCGGCGGCGGCGAGAGCCGCGTCGTCTGCGGCCCACTGGGAGTACTGCACCCGGTAGCGCTGGCAGGCGCGGCACGGGTCCTCGGTGCCGCCACGATGCTTGGGGCAGAACTCGGGGGGCGGCGCGCAGCGCTCCCCAACTTGAGTACTTACCAACGTAAGTTCCCTTACCCCTACCCTTACCCTTTCCCTAGAGGGTTCGGGCAGGGTGCCGTCAGGGTTCACGGTTCCGGCAGGGTTCTCGCGCCCTTCGGGCACGGTGCCGTCAGGGTTCTCGCACGGTTCCGTCACGGTGTCATCGGGGTCAGGGTCAGACGGGTCAATCTCATCGGCGACCTTGGTCGCCTCGGGCTTGCGCAGGCGACGTAGCTCGACCGCCAGCTCATGGCGCAGCTTGGGCGAGGCCACCATGACGGCGCATTTCAAGGCGCTCTTGAGGTACTGCGGATACCGCGTGACCTCGGTGGTACGCATGTAGGCGCGCACGAACAGTTCGTCAGTGTCCTCGTCGTAGAACACGAACCGTTCGCGCTCCAGCTCGTCGAGGTCGGCCTGTAGGTCATGAATGGACATCTCGTTGCACCCCTTGGCCCACTTGGTGATTTGAAGTGGTTGCATCCCGGCGCGGTCCAGATCCTTCTGACTGAGCAGCTGCGCATAGGTGCATTGCGCGGTGCGCGTGAGCGCTCGGAAATGGCCGTCGCGCCAGATTGATTCCTTGAGCATTCCGGCCGAGTTAGCCACGGTGTTCCTTTCTCTGATTCGCGTGCATGTATTCAGACTGCGGCACGTTCGGCACTCCTTCTCACCCCAAAATCTCGGGGCCGAACATCGGGTCCATCTGTGCCTCAAGAGCCGCCGTGCGTGCCCGCTGGCGCGTCTGCGCGTGGTGCTCCAGGTCGTAGTGCAGGTGGCAGCCCTGGCACATCGCGCGTAGGTTCTCGTCGCGGCAGTCCTCGGGGGTGTGATTCAGGTGCGCGACGGTCAGCACGACGCGACTGCCAGTGCCGTAAGCGCGTAGCCCTTGACGATTGGAGCAGCGGCCTCGGTGTGTGTTGCGGCCACACTCGCCGACGCACTCGCACTGGCTTTGCGCGCGGACGAGCCGGATGCGGCGCGAGATCTCGGGCCAGTCCTTGGGGTAGCGGTCGCGGTTCTCCGGGCGGATGGGCATCAGACCGCCTCCCATAACGTCCGCTGCACGCTGTGTTGTGTCGTGTCGACGCGTGGGCGCCCGGGCATGTCCCAGCCCTTGCGCGGCGGTCTCTGTGCCACCACACGCCACCCAGCCGCGCGCAGCGATGCGCCGGATTCGCTTGCAAGGGTGTAGGTGACGAGTCTGCGATAGCCCATTGCCTTGGCTGCCCGCCAGGCAGCGCCGTACAGCATCGAGTTGGCGTTATGGGTGCCGTCTGTGCAACTGCGGTTGACCTCCAGAGTCAGTCCGTCATCGAATGCCGGGGCGACGGGTCGGCCAACCATGGCCACACCCACGATCCGCGTCGAGTCGGATACCGCAACGCTGAACTTGTGACCGGTCGGGGCCGGATGATGCCGATGGTGGCCGTACACAAACGCGCACGCCTCGGCGAATGTGATGGGGCACAAAGATAATTCCGGCATCATTCACCCCTTCTGAATTTTGTATGGCATTTGTCGCACCGTGGTCGACCGGCGCTGTGCGGCTCGGTCTTGCAGTCCACGCACAGCCCGGCCTGGTATGCCTTGGTGCTCTCGGGGGTGCGGCTCATGCGCCCGCCCCTAACCCGAATAGCCCTTGCTGCACCGGCTTGCGTAGCCGGGACACGATCAACGGCAGGTACTCGGCCTCACGTTCAATCGCGATGCAACGCCGGTCCTCGAGGATGCACGCCTCGGCAGTCGTGCCCGATCCGGCGAACGGTTCCAGCACCACCGCGCCGACCGGGGTCACGAGCCGCACCAACCAGCGCATCAGGTCCAGCGGCTTGACGGTCGGGTGCTGCACACCATCGGCGTTGGGCCGTTCCGATGTTGGCGCCTTGGCCTCGTAGCGGAACACGGGGAAGAACCGCGAAGCGCCGCCGCTGTCGCCGTAGGTGTCGGCGGCCGCGAACGTGCGGGTGTCGGCGCCGTAGATCGTGCCGCCCGCTCGCGGCTGACGCTCGGTGCCCGCACGCATGGTTCCCGAGTGCAAGACGCCCGTCCGCCGGTCGAGCGCTTCGGCCTGATGCTCATCGAGGACGACGTTGGTCGGCCAACGGCCCAATTCTTCGGATCTGGCCACCGATGCACGACTTCGCTCGGCGTTCGCCGCCACCATGTCGGGGTCGTCCATCCAGGGCCGGTGCCAGCCGTCTTTCATCCGCTGGCCGCGCGTCGTTGAGCCGCCGCCGAGTTTGTCCCCAGTGGGTATCCGACAGGCATCGATGTTCAGCGCCCCGGTTTCGTGCTCCAGCACGTTCGCGGCCACAGTGCCCGCCAACGGTTTACGTGCGACCACGATGGGCTCGAATGAGGGCTTGAGTGCGGTGCCCCAGCCTTGCCATTGCTTGGCGCCGTCCGTCGCCGGAGCGGTGAGGGGTAGCTCGCTTTCGGTACCAAGCGGGCCGCTCATCGAACCTGACACCGCCGAGCCGCCGCCATGCCGATGATGAGTGCCGACCACTTCGCGCTCAGCACCGGCAGCCTTGTCGATCGCCTTGGACACGTCCAACGACTTCGGGAACCCCGAGCCGTACAGCCATGCGATGCTGTCGCGGATCTCGAAACCCGCGTCCTCGATCGCGGCGGCCAGCCGATGCCAGGTCCGCGAACCACCGAACGCGAGCAGGTGGCCACCGGGCTTGAGGATGCGCAGGCACTCGGTGGCCCAAGCGGTGCTCCAGCGCTGGAAGTTGAGCATTGCCGCCGGCGAGAGGTCATAGCGGCCGGCATCCATCGCTAAGCCTTCGCGCTGAGTCCTCTGGGGCGACCCATTGCGCCGCTCAGACCCGAACGCGCCCGGCTGGTCCCATGCCTTGCCCATGAACGCGATGCCGTAGGGCGGGTCGGTGATCACCGCGTCGACGCTGTTGTCCGGAAACATCCGCGCTGAGCGGTAGCCGAGGTTCCAGTCGTATCCGTAGTCGTCGGCGCGCAGCATGTCGAGGCAATCGCCGTGGTGCAGGCTGACCGATTCGTCTTGGTAGTGAGGCGTGCTCATACGCCGACCCCAAACAGCTCCAGCTGCCCGACCGGCTCGGCGCCGACGCCAAGGATTGCCGCCAGGCAGCCCCATTCGCGGTCACGCAGACTGAACACGACATCCATGTGGGCTTTGTCTTCATCATCGGTGGGGTGGTAGTGCTCGCGCCCCATGAAGTCGGTGTGCACCCGAGGCTCGCCGTCGTAGGTCCAGTGGCAGCGGCACCACATCGCGGTGCGCTGGTGCTCATCGAGTTCGGCTTTGTCGATCGCGGCTAGCTCGCTGAGCAGATCGGCGGGAATTGTCCTGCGGAACGCCCGAATCTGGCTGGCTGTCACGGTGACTCGCACGTCACCGCTCATCGGGCTCGTGATCTTGTTGTTGTGGGTCTCGTAGCTGTTCATCCACTCCGGAGCGCCGTCGCGCGGCGAACCCAGATACCCGCCCCGCCTAGACATGTGACTCTGCAAGCCCTCTTCGGATAGCAAGGCGCGGCTGATGTTCAGGCCGACGGTCCATAGCAGCCAGCGTTGATCTTCGGTCAGCGTCATGCGGCGGCCTTGGCTTTCTCGCACTCTTCGCGCGCCAGGTCGCGTAGGAGCTCCGAATAGGGAAAGCCGTGGCGTACCAGTTGTTCCCGCATTGACTCGTACTTGATACCCATCCGACGGGCGGCCTCGTGGTCCGGTACACCAATGAATTGATATTCAGACCACCTGCGCACGAACAGATTCCCGGTCTCCGGTGGCAGTTCGGGGTCCAGCCACATCACATAGTCGCGGGTGGATGGGGCACAGGTTTGTTGGCCGCGAAGGATCTGGCGCAGAGTCGTGACGAGCTTTCCCGGGTGACCGTTGGCGGCCGCGATGGCGTTGATGGTCCAGCCGATCGCCTGTAGCTTCTCCAGGTGCTCGCGCACGGGGGTGGCGTCGATGTAGCGACGGGAGATGGACGGGGCGGTCATCGCGCGGACTCCCGCTGTTCTGCGTAGATGTCGCGCAGCTTCACGAATGCTTTGGCGGTGGCCTCGGCGTCGCCGAGTGCCGAATGTGGACAACGGTTCTCGATCTTGAGGGCGGCGAGCACGTCGGCCAGTCCCGGGAGCTCGGACGGGTCGCGCCCGAGAGCCGGGGCAGCATAGGCGGCGAGGTCGGCCAGGCGGTAGTGCCAGTGCGTGCCAACCTTGCGTGCGACCATGGCTGCGTCGAATGTCGGGTTCGATCCGGCAAAGGTGTTGCCGCTCAGGATGTCGGCGAGGTCGCTCCACGCTGTGATGGTGTCGTCTGGATTGAGCATTGCGTCATACACACCGCGTTCGAAATAGCGGTTGATGGCGAAGGCCTGGGGCTCGATCGAGACCCTGGACAGGTCGACGTACGGCACGAATTCGAGTGTTTCTCCGGTGTCGACGTTGATGGCCGCAACCTCGATCGGCGCGCACTGCGGGCCGAGGCCGGTTGTTTCCAGGTCTACGACGATGAGGTTGCGGGACATCAGGTCTCCTCTACTTGGTGGGGATGGTGGGCATGACTGGGGTGGGCCAGCACAGCAGCGCGAGGCTCTTTTCGCGGGCGATGTCCAGGCACTTGGAGACCAGGACGTTGGGGTCATGTGAGACCGAGCCCGCCAGCTCGCCGTTGGCCTTGGCCTGCTCCACGGCCGTTTTCTTGGCCTGCTCGGCCACAGCCGTCGCGGCGCGTTCCTGGTTGAGCTGGTTGATCTTCTGCTCGGTGCCGTCGTCGTAGTCGATGGTCGGCACGGCCACGTCCAAGATTTCGACTTGATCGCCGACCTTGGCGGCCAGGATCACCTTCGCCTTCTCCGAGAGTTCGGGCAGCGGCGAGCGGTCGAGGTTCTGCGGCGCCAACGGATCGAACGACGCGAACACCTCATTGAGCGCGACTTGCAGATTCCGGGTGACCAGGTTCGATCGCACGTTGTCGAACGTCTTGTACTGCACGAACAGATCAGGGGTTGCGTCCGGCTTGATCTGCCAACGCACCGAGACATCAGCATCCGCGGTGGAGCTATTGCCCAGTCGTACCTTGATTCGGTGATCGCCTGTGTGCTGGTCGATCTGCACGGCGCCATCCATCTCGGTGACCTCCGTCCATGGAGCCTTGAGGTGCAGGCCATTGGTCAGCGTGGTGCCGGTCGGACGGCTGAACGTCGTCTCGATACCGATCTGGCGAGTGCCGACCACGGTGGTCGAGGCGAACACCAGGAAAACCAGCGCGAACAGGAACACCACACCCGCGCCGCCGAAACAGATTCGTTTGTCGGCGCCGCGCTGCATGAACAGCCCGACAATCACCGCGATCACGGCGATGACGACCAAGATCAGGAAGAACCACATGGATACTGGCATCGTTGGTCCCCTTACTTGCCGAGGTTGGCGGCGTAGACGGGCACCCCGAGTGCTTCGGACAGCTCGCCGGTTACGTGCGTCCATGCATCGCGCACGAGGTGCTGATAGGGCTGTGGGAACAGGCCGAGCCCCAGTTGCCCCTGCGAGATGTTCAGGCGCAACCAGCACCGAACCTCGATGACCGGGTAGTCCTCGAATGGTCGGGCCGACAAGGTGATTTCGCGCGGTATCTCAAGTTGCCGAGTTGCGGTGCCCGCCTTGGCCGATACTTCCTCGCTGTAGGTCAGGTTCACGCTGCTGGTGGCGCGCTTGATTCCTGACTCGAATGATCCCTTGCTCGATGCTCGGATGCTGTCGATGATCTCCATGACATCGGCGGCCTGGTGCGAGGTGATCAGGTGCCCGGCCTGCTCGATCAGGTCGCCGAAATCCAGCTGAGAGTGGAACTTGCCGTCAGCGGCATTGAACAGGGTGGCCCAATCGGGGTCGGCGACGAATTGCAAGGCGAGCACGTCATTTCGACGGGTGTAGTCCGCCGTCGCGTCCGTCCCGAGTTCGTTGTAGATCACGCTGACCTGGCCCTTGTCCCGGTTCCCCCAGACGGTCGAGAGGCCTTGGAGTAGTGGCCGGCGCGTGACCTCGGCAAGGAATGAGGCCGTGTCGGTGACGGTTCGGCGCTCGGGTGTGCGCGGCGGGAACGCGGCGGGCACCTTGCCCCGTACGTCGACAACCTCGGTCTGGAGGCCGTTCTCGCCGTTGGCGGTGACGAGGTACAGCGAGGTGTCGGCGTCGGGCTCGTCGATCAGATCGGCGTCGTGCTTGGGTAGTGCAATGGTGTTGTCGGACATGGGTGTTACTCCTTCGGGTGGGTTGGGTTACCTGAGGCCGTAGTGCATGCTGGCGTTGTCGCGGGATAGGCCGCCCTCGCCGTCGGCGAAGAAGATCGTTCCGGCAGGGTCCTTGGCGGGGGCGCTGACGACATCGGGGACAAGGCACACCGCCCCGGACTCGCGGGGCTCGACCTTGATTTTGAGCGTGACGCAACCGCCCTTCTTGCCGGTTGCCATTGCCGCCTCGACACATTCGTGCAGCGCCTTGGTTGCAGCGGTTTGCGTGCGGCCCTTGTCGAGCTGCGTCAGCACGACGATGAACTCGGTGATGTCACCGGGCGCGAGTTCGGTGCCTTCCTCTTTCTTCTCGGTGTCGTTGTCGGACATGGTTATTCATTCCCTTCTGTTGTGGTGGGTTGGTTCAGAACGTCGGTCACTACCTCGGCCTCGGCTTCGGATAGGTCGTTGATATCGGCGATTTCGCGGCCGACGACAGTGGCCAGATAGGTGAGCGTCTTGACGGTGGCTGCATCGCCGCGCAGGGAATAGCCCGCGTTGCCGAGCAGCCCGCGGATGGTGCCGATGGTTTTTTTGGTGGCCAGGAACTCACCGCGCGAGTTGTATTCGGCGGGGTTGGCCTCGGGTGCTTCCTCGGCCTTCTCCGGGCTTGGTGCCTGCTCGGGAGCTGGTGCCGCTTCGGTCTTCGGTTTGTCCGGGGCCTTGGCCTTGATCTCGTCGGTTGTCACTCCTGCGACCGGCGGGAACATCTCGGCTTTGTCGTAGCCGTCGCGGGTGATCGAGGTGTAGGTGATGCCCATCTGCGCGACATCGCCCGCATCCCAGGCGCCGCGTTTCTTGCCGATCTTGGTCTCCAATTGCGCCTGGGAGACGCCGATGGCGCGAAATCCGGCGATCATGTCCTCGATGCGCTTGGGCAAGGGCACGCCCTCGCCGTTCTCCAGCGTGGCCTTGCAGATGTCCTGTGCCGCTTCGGTGAACCACTTGGGCAAGATGGCGTTGATGCACTCACGGACAGCGCGAGCGCCCGCATTGTTGTTGTTGTTCGTGATGTCACCGAGGTCGGTGAGTTCTTGGCGGCGCCCCTTTGACATGCGGGCATGGGGGACGATGAAGGTGCGCGTAGAGCGGGTGTTGGTCTGCACATCCCACGCCCACGCCTGAACCTCGGATTCGCCCCGGGAGTCGTCGCGGTGCAGCTCGTTGACGCCGTACTGCACGTTGCCCCAGACTCGCGCGAGTTCGCGCATGAGGTGCACCGATGCGCCGTTGCCTCGGTTCGGCACTTGGTAGAAGGCCTGTTTCGCCATCGCGGATCGATTGCACGTATCGCGCATCTCCGCTTCGGCCCGCTGCATGTCGCGCGGGATCTGCTGGGCCACGATGACGGCGGATTGGACCTCGGCGACGGCACGGGACTGTTCGACTGAGGTGGCCTGGCTGACTGCTGTGCGCGGTGCGGGTGATATGGGCTGGTAGGGGGTGACGGTCACTGATCGAGTTCTCCTTCTTGCTGGTAGGTGGCGTAACTGGGGAGTGATACCGAGTGCACGTGGTCGCCGTAGCCGGGCCAGTGGTCATTGGCGACGCATTGGGCGTACAGGTCGATGGCCTTGCGGTTGCGGCGCCGACCGAGGTCGATGTCCTCGGGCTTGAGCTCGACCACGGTGATCGGGTAGGGCGCCGTTTTGGACTGCACGACGAACAGGAACGCGGCGTCGTCGGCGATCTCGCACGCGGCCAGGCCGTCCAGATACCAAGGCGCCTGCTGGTGGTAGCCGTATTCGGCTGCGGCCTTGGCGAAGTGGCCCGGGTAGGCGCTGGAGCTGGTCTTGTAGTCGACGACGATCAGCCGTCCCCGGCCGGGGTTGGGCAGCCAGTCGGGCCGGAACCGCAGGCGCACGCCGGTCTCCCGGTCGTGCCAATACCCGGACAGCTCCGGTGTCCCGTCGGCTAGTAGCGGCCCGGCGAGCGGGTGCTCGTGCACCCTGGCTGCCATCGCTTTGGCCTTAGCCACCTCGGCGATGTGCATCGGGATCTGGCCGCGCTGGCGCGCTTCCTCGGCCGCTTGCTGCCACATCGCGGTGGCGGTGGGCGACTTGGCGGGGGAGCCATCCTTGTTCAGCCCGTGAACGGCTGGATCTAGCTCGCAGATATCGGCGCCTTCGCCCAGCACGAACTTGTGGGCAACGTGCCCGAAGTCGTATTGCGGCTTAGGTTCTGGCGGTTGCCGCTGCTGGTAGTGGAAGATCTCGGGCGAGGACGGCGCCAGCAGTGCACGAGCACCCGACGACGACAAGCTGGTGCGGTCGGCGTGGTAGACCTCATCAGGAATACCGGCGTATAGGCCGTCAGCGGTTGGGATTTCGGCCTGGATGATGCATTCGCTCATGCGTCAGCCTCGACCCACTCGCGGCCCTTGCGCTGGGCCCAACAGCCCTGGGCATCGTCTGCACGCCAAGCTAGTTCGTTGTCCCAGATCGCAACCACTTCAACGAACGCGTTGGCCATGTGACTACCGTCGTGGCCCGCGTCGCGGGTGCACACGTAGTTGTCGAACCGTGCGGGGCAATCGCCCAAGGCGGCCTCTGGATGTGTCTTCATGCGGTTCATGGGTGTACCTCAATTCCTTTGTGGGGGAGCGGAGTAATGCCCGCGATTTCCTCGGCGCGCCGGTCGAGCAGCTTGGTTGTCACGGTGTCCGGGTCGAATCCGATGGCGAGCGCCATCATCAGCTGTGCGGCTTTGACGGGGTGGCGCAACCACATTGAGACCAGCTCGCGATGCACCTGATGGGGGTCCGTGTCGCGGACAGCCTCGACGAGGCGGTAGAGCATGCCCTTGAGGACACGCATGTTGGTCTCGTAGCTCTCGTCAACATCGATCGTCATGGCGGTCATGGGTTCCTCCGGTGGCGAGCGCGAAAGTAATTGGACGACTGCAGGTCCAGGGTCAGCGCGTCGCCGCCCTGAATCTCGATAGCCCCGTCGCGGATCGTTACCCCGATCTGATGGAGCGTGCCCTCGCCGCCGTTGGGCGAGAAGTAGACGGTCTGATAGCCGTTGTCGTCGGGGATGTAGATCGGATTGTTGTAGTCCCCGTACCAGATTCGCGACTTCTCTACTGTCGCAACGTGCTCGGCGAGCCTGTGTTCGGCGCGGTCGGCGCGGTAGCGCTCATCGGCCAACAGCTTTCGCGCCCACTGAGGTAGCTTCTCTTCGCGGGGGTCGCGCACGGTCTCGCTCATCGGCCCGCCACCTCCCGATGGTCGCGCATGCTGATCTGGTTGCGCAGGCGCGTAATCACACCGCGCAGTGCGGCATTGGAGCGACGCAGGCTCTCGACAATCTCGTAGCGCTCGCGGTACTGGCGCTCTCGCTCGGTCTTGTGGGGATGCTCCAGCGAGAGCACCACGTACCCATCAGCAATGCCCGGCATAGACGCGCTGTTGAGCACGTGCGTGATGTTCCATTCGCGCCACGTGCGACCCTCGAAGACGATGCGATCGCCCGCCTGGTAGTCCTCGTCCGCACGGCAGGGCAGGTGTGTCAACTTCCCGTCCCATAGCAGCCAATGCCAGTGGTCGCAGATCGTGGCCTTGTGTAGTGTCATGCCTTGACCCCCTTCGGCTTAACGTCGAAGTTGGCGTAGATCAGGTACGCGAGTGGCGTCGCGCGTTCACGTGCCACCCGTTCGTATTGCGTCGATTGGGTGAAGAATCCGGCGATGCATCGCGTCAGCTGCTCAATGAGCGCGTCTCTCTCATCGAGAAAGGCGGTCCACTCGGCCGCATAGTGGCGCAACCCGATTGGACTCCAGGCGCGGGCAAAGGCGGTCGTCTCCGGTTCGATCTGGGCCGTGATGTCTTGTAGCTTGTCCGCCATCTCGGCCACCATTTCGAGCAATGCCTTTGTTGGCTCTGGCATTACGCACCCGCCTTGAGCACGGCGCTGGCCTTGTCCCGGCCGTCGCGGTCGGTGAAAAACTCGACGAGTGCGCCCTCGGCGATAGGGTCGGCGGTCCAGGCGCATCGCGGGTCTGTACCGGACTCCTTGACGGACTCGCGCCACGCTTTCTGATTGGCGACCAGGACGGCGATGCCGCGATTGCCCAATCTCTCGAACAGATCGGCGATTTCGAGATCAAGGACGATGCTCACGACGCTGGGGGAGCACTCCCGTTCGGCCTTGTCGAACGCGGCCATGAGCTCGTCGAACGTCGGGTTGGGGTCAAAGGTGATGGTCATGCCGCACGCCCCTGGCTCTGCTGCGGCGCGGAAGCATAGGTGTCGGCGTATGACTTGAGCAGTGGCGCATGGCGTTTGCACCACATCTTCACTGAGCCCACGATGATCTGGGCCGGCTGATCGAGGCTGTACCCGCGCGCCGACAGTGCCCGATATGAGTACCGGATGCCGTCGAAATTGGGCTGCGCGTCCAGCTCGTTGCACACGCGCCAGCCGCTCGTCGTCACGAAGTCATCAGTTACCGGGTCGGCGTGCGAGTCCGGGGAGGCCAGCAGCAACGCGGCGAGCACCGCGATAGCGGCTAGCACAACGGTGATCGCGTCGTAGCTGCTCAGCCGGGGTCGGCGGCGCCCGTGCGACCGCCTGCGGATATGTTGGGGCATGCCAAGTCCTCTCAGTAGGATTGGTTGGTAGGGGACGCTGGCGGTTTCTGTTTGGCGACGGGACCGCCAGCGTCTTTACTTATTCAGTTGTGGGACTTGCGATTACTTGGAGATTCGGCCCAAGCGTGCGGTGATGAGTTCCATCCCTCGCGGCAGAATGCGCAAGGTGTAGTGGGCACAGCTGCCCCATGAGTGCGCGACGACGTGCTCGTGCGCTTGGAAGTAGTGCGTGAACTGCGCGTAGTGGTCGTACTGCACCGCGCCGCACGGAGCGTGTTTGGCGAAGATCAGCCGCTCATCCAAGAGCCACTGGCGAAACTCGCGCTCGCGCATGCCGAGCAGCTTGCCCGCCTCTCGGATCAGCCGGGACCCGCCTTGTGCAGTGAGGTAGGTGTCCGCAAGGTCGGCCTTGGGCGAAAGCTCAGCGATCCGAGCGTCCTTCGCCTCGATCATCCGCTGAGCTTCGAGCACTGCGGCGGCGAGTAGGTCGGTGCCTGTGAGCGCGGGCGCGGCCGTGGCGGTCTCGGCCTCACGGGTCTTGATGACGAAGTATGTCTGCGCGGCTGCGATTTCAGGCTTGCGTGGATCGCCATTGAGTGCGACGAGATAGCAGGCGTACCGGGAGAGGTGGTAGTCAGCCTGTGCCGGTCCTCGGCTCCCAGAAACTTTCCCGGAGGCGGGAAAGTTTTGCGCTGCGTCGTACCCAGCATTGCGGGCGGCAAGCTTGGCACGGCTGATGGCGTCGGCGAACCGCTCCCACTTCTCGTATCCGAGCAGCGGCATGAGATCACGTGCCGACCAGTACTCGCGGCCCTCGTCAGTCAGGTGACGGATCGCGTCGAACGGGGAAACGATCACTGGCGCGCTCACGAGGCCACCGCCTTGGACTGATTGCACCAGGCACGCAAGGACTCTCGGGACACCGCAACGCCGGTCATGTCGTGGATTTCGTTGGCGATGCCCTGCCAGGACTTGCCCTGTGCCCGGCGTGCGCCGACGAGTTCGGGGAGTCTTCGACCACCGAGCCGAGCCTCGATCAGCAGAAGTTTTGCGCTCATGCCGAAATAATTACATGCATGAAATTTGATTGCAAGCAT